TGGTCGGGAGTGGATTTAGAAGGAACAAGAACAATAGCACATGGCTTTGTTACTACAATCTCAATACCATTGCGGTAATCTATATCACCTACAATCTCTTCACCTGTTACAAGTTTAATTACTTTAATCATTTTATTTCCTTTAATACCAATAACGTATATTTTGATTTCGTGCGGATTGCGTCAACTCAATCCACATTATAAAATAGTATTTAATATCTGTCAATAGCTTTTTCATAATGTATCACCTGTAGTTAATTTTTTGGATTTGCCTGCAGGTTCTTTAACCTCAATTTTCTTAGGCTTCTTATGCTCAGGAATAATACGCTCCAAGAAAATTCTTAGCATGCCATTTAACATTTCCGCATCTTTAACTTCAATCTGATCGTCCAAAGCAAAGTTGCGGGTAAATGCTCTGTTGGCAATTCCCTTGAATAGGAAATTTTCTTCATTATCTGTTGTTTGAATGTTACCTTTAACAATCATCTTGCTATCAGCTAATTCAATTTCAATATCTTGTTTAGCAAAACCTGCAGCAGCAATTTCTATTACATAAGTATTGTCGCCAGTTTTCTTAACATTGTACGGAGGATAATTGGGAATGTTCTTTGTTATATCGTCATGCATTTTTGTAAGACGAGTAAACTGGTCATCAAACCCAATAAAATATTTGTCCATTTCTTTGAACATATTTGTGTCGAAACGAGGCATTGTTATTAGTGTCATTTGTTACTCCCTATTATTTAGATTTGTTAGAACCATCAAAGAAGCGAGTCATTGACTCTGTACCAACGGAAATCAAATCCAATCCAGATTTTGCGATCTGTTTTGTAAATGTACGTTGTGCTTCAACGAAATCTATTAGGGGTTTTTGGATTATGTCTTCCTTCATTGTGTTACGAAGGAATTCTAGTTTGGCGTTTTGAATAGTATCAATAGCCATGTCTGCGTAAAATGTACTCATAATTTTCTCCTTAAAAGCGAGTATTAAAATGCTTACCCCGAAGGCATAAGATCTGACGGTTTTATTGAGACCCGTCAACTCTGTTTCCCATCCCTGGGAACATACTTATTTATTACTAGTTGTTAATTTTTTCTTACCAATGTTATACTTTGTTTCCAATTTCCATTCTTCTTTTTCTCTATGTGAGATAACTTTGATCTGGGATAACGGAGCATAGTCTTGGAATAATTCAGGATTGTTAACTTTAACCAATCCCCAATCTACTAATAACTTTGAAATTGTATTTCTACGCTGCAAATCATTTTCAGATAGATCTGCAGTTTTACCATCTAATGCAAATAATTCTTTAAAATGAACTATAAAATATCTACCCTGTTTGTGTAGTATATGGCATGATTGATATAGAGTTTTATCTTTTCTAGAAGCGACACCAATTCGTGTTAATGTTTCTCTTACTTTTAAAAAATCATCTGGTTCAGACAAAATTACTTCTAAGGGATGATACCCTGGAAAATCAATATTGATTATATCAGTACTCATTACATCCACCCACCTTTTGTTATTCTTTTTTTCATTTCTTCAATAGTCGAAGAATTTAGAAGTGGGAGTACTTGTTTGGCCTTTTCCGTGCTATAGCCATAGTATTCTTTGATAACTTCCAATTCAGCGACCTTCTCAGCCTTGATCCATTTATTGAATCTCTTCCGGGGCCTAATAATATTTATAAGAAAATCAAATTGTAGAATCTTAGCTAGATGGGGTCTAGAATTCATCTCGTTCGCAGGAATTACTGTATCTGCTCCGTAGGAAAGTCCTTTATTAATGATGTAGGGGTTATATTGTTTCTCAGACCAATCGTCCACAATTAGCTTTTCTTTGCTATGATGTATAGCATTGATAAAATCGAAAGGGGAAATAGATGGAGCTTTATATGGAACCGCCTCGGGTTTTGCTACAGGTTCCCCTAAAAAATCTAAACTCATGTTAACATCCTTACTAGTCCAACTGTGTCAATAGTGGTTAACAGTATATAGTTAGCAAGCATCCCAAATGATTTCCGAGTATAACTAGCCCAAGCATAGAGGGCACAACCACCAATCCACACAGGATAAAGAGCAAGAAGAGGAGGATTTGGGACTGTGAGTGCCATGGTGATTGAGCAGCCAATACTAATAGCCCAAGCCAACAACTCAACAGCAAAACGAATGCGATTAGACTTAAAATCATCTTTGATCCATTTAAATACGTCTAAAATTATAGTGTTTATAATACACCCGAATTCGGATTATCTACAGCAAGTGCAACTAGTGCATGCGCAGTATATGTAACCTGGTCTTCAGATAATTTTAAATTATATGCTTTATCTAGGATATGTAATGTCTCATGCATCAAGGCAATACGTTTTGTTTGTTCTGTAATGCCAGTGTTTATCATAATCTTTTGATTATTAAAATCTGCAAGACCAATGTTACCATTCATCTCCTCGGAAGATAGATATTGAATTTCGTAATCTATACCCGCAACTCTAATATTTTTCATTTAAACTCCACTGCTGCCATAATCTCAGTTAAACACGCGACCAAATTAATTTCTTGGTCTGCACAAAATGCTGCTTTATACTGATAATCTGCAAGCAATAAAACAAGTTGCGGAACCTGTACTACATTATCACATAGTGTATCATACAACTTTCTAAACAAAGTCTGAGGATCATTGTCAATATTATTAACTACCCATGTACGCATTTTCTTCCAATCGCCTTCTTTCAAAGAAGCGATTAAGTCTTGCATATTGACTTCGCCCATACTAACAAAGATACCTTCATCAATATTACCCGATGCACTGTATCGTTGCAGTTCATTTAGAATACGACGATAATCGGGAAAATGCTTTTCGATAACCTTTGCGATTACTTTACTATCTGCAGTGATGCTTTCAATTGAAAGAATCTCGGTTACACGCTTAAAGAATAGTGCAGCAATCTTTGGCTTTTCAGTCTTCGGTAATTTAAATTCGATAACCGCAGTTCGAGAATGAAGTGGAGGAATAATTCTATTCTTAAAGTTACAAGTTAAAATAAACCTGCAATTATTTGAGAACTCTTCCATAAATGCTCTAAGAGCAGGTTGTGTAGAATTAGGATTCAAATAATCTGCTTCGTCTAGAATAACAACCTTTGGCTTTCCGCTGAATGATACAGTAGAAGCAAACTGTTTAATCTTAGTACGAAGAACATCAATGCCCGATTCTTCTGAACCGTTAATGACCATGTAATCGGTTTCTAATTCTTCACACAATGCTCGGGCAACAGTAGTCTTACCCATACCTGCGCCGCCGCAGAGTAGCATATTTTGTATCTCATTTTTAGTGAGCATTTCCTGAAAGATCTTTTTTTGATCCGCAGGAAGAATACAATCATCTAGTTTACGGGGCCGATACTTTTCAACCCACAAAAATTCATCTTCACGATAATCCATAACAACTCCATAATATAATTAAAGTTCTCCGTCAATCCAAATCCAACCAAATACAAATTTAATCATTTGACGGTGAAACCAATTTGGCTTCTTTGTAAATGCAATACGAAAACCTCGATTTAATTCCAAGTACCCAACATACACAGGTTGTTTGAGTATAGATACTTCACCCGAGGATACATAGTAATTTTTGGATTCCATCAAATTACTTTTAAAATATTTGGATTGTCTAATATTTGTTGAGGCACATTCAATTTTGATATTAAATCATTTCTAACAAAAATAGCATTGCCGGTATAATGCACTAACGTATATCCTTTATTCATACCTATTTCTAAAGTAGTTGTAAAGGTTGATCCTTTGGAAATAGGTTCGCCTGCAGGAATATGATGTCTCCATTTTACACCGACAGGGGCACTGCTATTAGTTTCAATAATTACAACCTTTGGGGTATATGTATGAAAGGTATCCCAGACATCACTATCATAAGAATCAATATCTATAGATAACAATTCAAAATCTTTAGGACAATTTGTTTGTTGCAACAATTTATATAATGATTTATCTTGATAATCAAATTGGGAAATCCAAGCTTGTATTGGTGTGATTAGAGGATATTCTTTAGCAGTGTCAAGAAGATCTTTATACTTTTCTTCATCACCTTCAATCATAACAACACTCCATCCTCTTAATACAAGAGCAAATGCGTTACTCAAATACTTACCATCCCATGCGCCAAATTCTACGGCCCAAGAAGATAGTGTGTCAGGTACTTCTAATCTTTTGAAAATTTCTTTTAAAATTCCATCCTCACCGTGTTGAGAATATTCGTTGTTTGAATAATTATATAAAAACATATTATACCTTTGAATCGGGTTCCATTGCAATAAAGTATTCCAAAGCTTTTGTTTCATGTTTAAAGTGGAATGCTTTCTTTTTCGAGATTGTTACTGTATAAGAATCGGGAATAACTTTAAAGTTTTCAACTGCCATGTGGCAATCAAAAGTATGTTCGCTTGTCCCAACCACTTTCTTATAAGTATTTGCTGTGTCATTCTTTTTATCACCGATAGTCAATGTAACAGTTGTTCCATCGGATGAAATAGTAATTGTTGGTGCACCAGTAATACCTGCTGCCTTCATAATCATATGAACATCTTCTGCTGTCAATTTAAATTGATAGTGATTATCTACTTCGATGCTTTTGTCTGGTGCTGCAACAATAACTGACGGACTAGAATAGAAGTACTCAAACTTACCATTGTCCTTAGAAATTGTTAGGCTTTTATCACCAAACTCCACATCCTGATTCTCCATTAGTGTTAGCAAAGCCAACAACGAATTCAAATCATAAACTGCTACTTCCTCCGGAAAATCTTCTGCTACATCAGCCTTCGCAAAAATATTTTTTGCTGTACTAATTGTTGCTAAAGTCTTACCTTTACGAATAAGAATGTTGCTGTTTACTCCAGCAAAGTTCTTTAGGATATCAATCGTTTCTTTACTAATTTGCATAATCTAACTCCTTGTTTCAATAACATATTATAATATAGGTAACGTAAAAAGTCTATACTATTACCTATTTTTTAAAAGTTCGTACATCCTTGCGTACGTTTCTTTTATCCCGGTTTCAATATCAATTTTTTGTTCCCATCCTGTACTTTTTAATAAACTATTATCAGGTACAAAATTCATAGTATCCCTATCTGCGATGTCGGTAGTATCAATTTTTAATTCAGAAGCGCTTTCCAATAGCTGCACTAACTCAGATGTAGGAGTTAATATACTTGAACAAACATTTACTGGACCAGTAAGGTCAGAATAAACTAATCCAAAGATTGCGTCTGCAACATCTTCTACATGTATATAATCTCTAACAGCATCTAATGCTTTTACTTTGGTTGTTCCATCTAAAACTAATTCTTTTATCATTCTATTAATGAATAACGGATTCTTGTATCTATCATATTCTCCATATATTGTAGATACTCTCGCAGTTATACTAGGAACATCTGAGTATAATTTTGTTACTTCTTCAGCTAAGTATTTACTAAAGATATAATTATTTTTATATGGATTTATCTTTTGTGTTTCATCCACTTTACTCAAAATAGTGTTTTCATCGTAAATAGATACTGTACCTATGCTAACAATCTTTTCTATTTTTTTGACATCTTTAAAATATGAGAATATTTTTCGAATAGGCAATACGTTCTTTTCAATGTCATCGATACTAAATGTATCTGTATTATTAAGAGAAATAAAATCGGAATTGCCGATTAACATTATTACTCGATCAAAATATAATCTTTCTAATACTTCAGGTAATTTTTCTATGCTGTCGCAATTGATATGATATCTTGCTTCATTTGGTTGTGTTCTACCTACAGAAATAACATCTTTATATTTTTTTAGTATATGCGAACCTAAAAAACCATTCCCCCCTAAAATGACTGTGCTCATGTATTCTCCTTTTGTTGCTAATATTTATAATATTAATGATACATTTCGCACATTTTTCTATAGGTTTTCCGTAAGCCGGTATCAAGATCAAATTTAGGTTCCCAGCCGGTTAATTTTTTTATTAAACTAATATCGGCCACAAATTTCATATGGCCAGTTGCAGGTCCATCACCCAATTCAATTTTTATTTTAGATTCATCTTCTAATATACGAACAACGTCTGCAACAGAATTAATTTGGCCACTAGCAACGTTAACAGGACCTGTATAATCAGTATGTAATAATTTAACAATTGCATCAGATGCATCTTCAGTATAAATAAAATCTCGTTGAGGTTTAAGGTTTAGTACTCTTGCTTTTTTATTAAATACTAAACCTTCTACTAATTGATTTACCAGGTCTGGTCGATTTAATGCAGTTGTTGGACCATAGATATTAGTTAATCTAACAATAATATTTGGAATTTCAGAATAAAAATTTGCAACTTGTTCGCCTAAATATTTACTAAAGATATAATTGTTTTGATATGGTCTTAATGCCTGTGTTTCATCTACCGGCAAAATCATTTGGTCACGATCATATAATAGGATAGAACTAAAACTAATAAGTTTCTTTATTGGTCTTTGCTGAAAATATGATAAAATTTTTGTCAACGGAATAAGATTTTTATCTATAGCTTCAAGATGATATGGTTTTTGTTCATTTAAAATTGTATGATTAGAGCTACCAATCATCATTATAACTTTATCAAATTCTAAAGTATCTAATACTTTAGAAAGATGTTCTATGCTAGGACAATCTACATGATGTACTGCACTAGCAGGTTTAGTTCTACCAACAGAAATAATATCAGGATATTTTTTTAATATTTGAGGACCTAAAAATCCGCTTCCACCTAAAATAATTGTGCTCATACTGTATCCTTTATTTCAATGTCATGTATATATAAAAGCATCAAAGCATAGTGCAATATTTTCATAATATCTTTTCTATTCTTTCCATTCTTTTTACCGTACCGTTGTGTATATTTTAATACATTCCCGGCAGTAAATCCCTCACCGTGTCCACTATCTATAATAAACTCAGTAGCTTGAAACTTATTAAGAGAATAGTGTTCGCTATATGTGCTATTAATATATTGTTTTAATTCTTCTATTAAGGTATCTTCATTATACTTATAATTTATTTTCTCCAAGGAAGTACTCCATTATATTTAGTGTTCATTAATTCATTTCCCTTAAGGAAAAATTCTTTTTGTACGGAATCCATTCTGTTTCCTGCTCTATAGTTAACAGTATATTCCCCTGATACGTTACAATCTATTTTATTACCTTTAAGTGCGTATGTCAATGCTCGATCAACTTCAGGTTGATCGTCGGGATGTCTTGCTCTCCTATGCCATAATGGGGATAATTGCAATGCCAATTGTCTAGGAAAAAAGAAACAATTTACATCCACAAAATAATCTCCAATAACCGATTCCCAATTACCTAGGCTTTCACAATCATCATTACAAATATAAGTTCCATCTTGATCTACAATTTTTCTTAATGAGCACGCCCATTTATCATCTTTAATAACTGACATTAAACTTTCTATATGATTCGGTTCTACCCAATTATCTTCATCCAGAAAAGAGATATAATTACCCTTTGCCAAATACGTGGATGCTCCATAAATTTTATGACCATTGTATTGTTCAATGCCGGTAGGATAAGGTAATACTATTAGATCAATATCTAAATTAGGAATTCGTTCAAGTATTTTTTCAACCTTATCAAAATGGTGAGCACCATCAACCACTACTAAGTGTTGAAAATTTTTATATGTTTGATTTGCAACTGATAAAATATTTTGTTCCAAATATTCGGAACCGGTTGTTGCTGTTACTATAGTTACATCACTCATTATTTACTTTCAAAATATTGTTTATATGTTCTTGCAATATATCCTTTATTGCGCTCAAAAATTTCACCCATTCTCGAATTAACTTTAGATTCGGATTTTTCTCTAGTAGATCCCCAATCAACTTCACTATCATATTTTAATGCATAGACTCCATTCTTATATCCATGCATATTCATTCGAATGCTCATATCATGGCAATCAAAACCGCATGGAGCTAAATCCTCATTATAAAAACCTACTTCGTTATATCTTTTCCATTGTATACATGTAGGGCTACGAATAACTGCTTCAGTTATTACAAATTCATTATACTTAATTTCCTTAAAATGTGTTAATCCTAATTTTTTCCAATGCCCAAATTCTGATTCTTGAAAATTACTTTCAAATATACTATTGCCATCAGAATGTAAGCTACATCCTAACCTACACGTAATATATCCTAAATCAGTATATGCCTCAAATAGATTTCTAAAAATTAAATCTATATTATCTTCTTTAAGTACAACATCGTCTTGTACAGTAAAAATTAAATCATCAGGAGAAGGATTACAATTATTTCGAATATACGAAAGTCCGGTGTTTAAAGATAATATTTCATGCACATCATTTTGATAAAGCAATGTTACTTTATCCTCAATAGAATTTGCAGTAATATATTCTTTTAGTATTGCCTCCGTTTTATCTGTACATCCATCTATAATAAAAATAATTTCATAAGGTATAGTTTCACTTACCGATCTATAAATTCCATCAATAACTTGTTCAATTAAATTTTCTTTATTATGAACAGGTGTTATAAAATATGCTTTCATAAAAATATTCCTTTATCAAACTTTACAGATGCGGGTAAATTTTTTTGATCAAACCCCTCAAATTCCTTCATTGAGCCAGGATACAAAGGCATATCATATTCATCATATCCATTACCGCAAAACGAATACCTATTCTTTAGTTTTAATCTAGTATCCTTGAACCAACCTTCTTTCATACAGTGTATCATTGTAGTTTCTTTTACATAGGGGTAAATATAATCTCTAAGATATACTTGGTCATTGGTATAGTAATTAGTGTTAAACATAAATTTATTCATAACATCTAATATATAATCTGGCAATTTACCTTTAAATCCAAACGCACACGCAATTATTGGAAATTCATAATGTGCTTCGTGGTCTCTATAGATATGAAAAGATTTACTAGAATCAACCCATTCGCCAACAGCCATTTGTTCTCGCTGCGTAATTCTGCCATCTGCATCTCTAACAATTACTATATTATCTTGATCTTCAAATAGGGGCAAAAATCTCCAGAATACCCCATGACTATTATCTTTAATTTCTATAATCTGAGCATCCGGCATTAACTTCTCATATCGTTTTCTATCATCAGTATAAATTCGATATGTCCAATCTGGATAAAATTCTTTTGTTAATTCATATTGTCTTATTGCTCCAAAGACATATCTAATATTGTTACCATATTCGGAAGTTGAAACTATTTTCATATATCACCAAATAAAATTGTGTTTATAATATTTTACTATTTCTTTTAAAGATTTATTGAAATCTGCTACAGGTTTCCATCCTAGATTTTTTAATTTAGTATCGTCTATAGAATATCTAACATCCTGGCCTTGACGCTTTTCAGAAAAATCCATATACTTATTATAATCTTTTATCGAACCTTTAAAGAATATATCTATAGTTTTCTTGGCAACTACAATATTCTGTTCTTCATAGTTGCCCGAGATGTTATAAATTTCATTAACACTTTTAGATTTAATTAAAGTTATAATTGCGGATGCCGTATCTTCTACATGCAACCAAGTCCTTTTAGGTGTACCATTATCATGCATAACAATAGGTCTTCCTAAAGATAAATGTTTACATGCTTTCGGAATAAATTTTTCTACATACTGTCCGATGCCATAATTATTAGTTGGTCTAACAATTAAGTATGGTACTTCATATGTTCTTGCCCAAGCAAGAACCAACATATCTGCGGCGGCTTTAGTTGCGGAATAAGGATTACTAGGTTTTAATAAATCTCTTTCAACGTGTGCACCTTGTTCAATATCCCCATATACTTCATCTGTACTAAAATGTAAAAGTATAGGTCTTCTTGCTTTTGGTTTTGCTTTAATAAGCTCTAGTATTTTGTGTACACCATTTATGTTACTTTTAAGAAACACTTCAGAACTAACTATGCTATTATCGACATGAGTTTCTGCGGCAGTGTTAATAACATAATCGCAATCAAAAATACAATCTAAATCATTAATATCCGATTCTAAAAATTTAAACTTAGGATACTTTAATAATGAAGGAAGGAAATTTAAATTGCTAGCATAAGTCTTTTTGTCTACACCAAAAACATAGTGGCCTTCATCCAAGATTTTTTTAGTTACATGATAACCTATAAACCCCAAACACCCCGTAACATAAAGTATTTTCATATATAATCCCCAAATCCTTTTTCCAAACCATCCAGTTCAATTCCCAAAGTTTTTAACCCGAAACTGCTCCCAGTGTAGTTATTAAAACTAGTACTGATAACTTTGAAGGTTGGTTCCAAGTTACAAACTTTGCAAAAAAGTTCTAATGCCTCACTAATTTTAATTTTATTTTCATAAACAGCATTAACATCACTGATTGGCCATGCTTGCTTTATATAATAATCAACTACTTTACATAAATCATTTATACTAAAATAATCAAAATATCTATCGTTACTAATTTCGATATGTCCTTGTTTTAGAAAACGTGAAAACAATCTTGTTTCTAATTCGCCATATCCAAAACAATTAAAGATACGAATATTATAAAAGTTATCAGTTTTTGCAGACAATCTTGCCTTTACATTTTGCCCCCAACCGTAACTGTCTTTAGGCATATGATTAAAAATATCTGATTCTATTACACAATCAATATTTGTGGACCTATCAAACTCCGCACCCGACGCAGTATTAATAAATTTACCAAATAATTCTCTATTATTATAGAAGTTCATAAAGATACCTAGGTTATTTCTAGCATCGTTTAATGACTCGTCATTAGTCATAATTGCCGCGCAATTAATAATTACATCAAAGTTTCCTTCTTTTAAAAACATTGTAACCGCATTAGGATTAAGCATATCCAATATGTCCCTAGTTACAGGAGTCACATGGTGATTGCTTATTAAATGTCTCGCAAGGTTTCGCCCAACAAAACCTTTTGCACCTAACACGGCTATTCTCATATCTTAACAATCATCTCCGCGTCAAGCTCTTCCTGACTTAAGAACGGACTCATTTCATGTAGACCGCCCTGCTTCCCGTCTGGTTTCATAGCCTGTGCTGGCTGCACGTCTAGTTCGTGCTGACTCATAAACTCAACAATAACAGGATGATTTCCGCGCATGACGCCAGACATATATGTGTCTAACCCTTGATTATTAGTTATTTTAAAATAAGGAATTTCAAATGCATCAGCAATTCTAGAAATATCTGCAAAATATACGCCGGTTGAATTACTAACTCCCCATTGACGTCCGCCGAACATTTTATTTTGTGTTTGTTTAATACTCATATAGCCATCGTTATTAATAACAAAAATCTTAACAGGAATATTATGTTGTCTGATTACAGCAAGTTCCTGCATATTAGTATAGAAACTACCTTCTCCAATAACTAACACAATGTTTAGGCTAGGATCCGCAAAATGAACTCCGACACTCGCGGGTAAAGCATATCCCATATCACCCTGGGCAGATTGAGCCATATAACGACAGTCTTTTTTGTACTTACCGTTAGTAGAAAGTATGTAACATGGTTGCCCTGCGTCTACAACAAAACAATCTTTCGACTCCATATTACGATTAATACTTTCCACAATTTCATATAGATTTAACCCATCTGTATCTGGACGATGAACTTCCGGTTGATATAGCGGCCATTTATTTTTCCAATACAAACATTTATCGGCCCAAGTGTTTAATTTATAATCGCTCGGGTTACGTTGCATTGTATATAGAAAATCATATACGTTACAATTAATTGCGTTATCAACTTTAAAGATATCTTTTTTAAGTTCACTAGGATCAATATCAACCATGATTTTTGTACTATACGGACTAAAGGTTTTTGAATCATATCCTATATGTGTTACGTTCATTGAACAACCTAAAATAAGTAAACAGTCTGCATTTTGTAATGCAAAATTAGCAGCGCGTGCACCTTTGATGCCCATCATTCCTAAATTTTGATCATGTTCGTATTCAATTAAATCCCTAGAAAGAAATGTCGTAACAAAGGGAATATTATATTTATCAACAATATTTCTAAACAATTCTCTAGCATTGCCCAGGGCAATCCCATTGCCTGCCACAATAACAGGGCGTTCAGATTTAAATAAAACTTGCAAGGCATCCATCACGCCTTCAATGTGTTTAGATGCGTGGTCTATTTTATCCTCAACGTATTCTTCGCAACCTTCTGGAATTTGCGCAGTCTGTATATTTCCCGGAACATCTATCCACACTGGTCCTGGACGCCCGTCTTGTGCAATGTGTATGGCTTTGGTTAATTCATATGGTATATCTTTAGCATTTTCTATAGCTATAGAGTATTTACAAATCCCCTCAACTGTTTTAATAGCATCAAGATCTTGAATACCATATTTACGAAGATGTATTCCTTTTTCTTTATTGATGTACTTTGCCTGATTAGACATCCCAGTATTTCCACTTAAGAATAATACAGGAGCACTTTCCTCATAAGCATTTAACAAACTAGTCATTGCATTAGTTACACCGCAGCCTGCAGTAACATTACAAACACTAAGTTTCTTATTAGTTCTCGCAGATCCTACTGCAGCATGCCCTGCGCCTTGTTCGTGATGAAATGCAATATAGTCAATATTTGGATTGCTGATAAACCCATCATTTAGGCCGGCAGTACTTCCCCCAACTAACCCATATACTTTAGTTACACCTATATCATTTAACTTTTTAGCAATATAATCACATACTCGCATTTTTAATCCTTTAGCATTTTAAATATATCAATGCATTTCGTTCTAAACTTAAAATCATTTATAAATTGTTGTTTTTCTAAACCAAAATTAGTTGGAGCAATAATACTTAATTTACCACCAACATTCTTTTTGTCTTTATTCATAGCTTCAAATACTTTATCGAATTCTATATTATTTAAAATATCTAAAAATTCTGCATACAGAATGTATAAGATACTATGATATTTATCATACCACTCTTTATTAGTTAACGCATTTGCTAAATCCATTCCTATTGCAACAGCTATGCCGTGTGGTATATCATAGTTACTAGCACTTTCTATTGCATGCCCAAAACAATGTCCGTAATTTAATAAATTACGAATACCTTTATCGAATTCATCTGCCTCAATAAAATATTTTTTGATGAGTAATGCTTTAGCTATATGCTCATCTGTAACTGGTCTAGATGATGCTACTTTAAAAATCTCTTTTTTATCGCAATTATTAATTATCATAAGTTTAATTAATTCCGACAATCCGCTTTTTATGTCTCGATTTTCTAATGTATTACGAAACTTATTATCAATGTAAACATTTCTGGGAGGATTAAATGTACCTAACAGATTTTTATATTGATTAAAATTAATTGAACTTTTACTACCTATACAACTATCCGTTTGCGCAAGTAAAGTAGTTGGGACAAAACTCCAGGGTATTCCTCTCATAAAAGTTGAAGCAATCCAACAAGTTATATCCTGGGTAATACCTCCACCTATTGCAATCAAATGACTATCTCTTCGCATATTCATTTTAACCAAAGTATCTATAATACTATCCGCTGCCTGATAGCTTTTTTCCGATTCGTTCGCATTAATAATAATAGCATTATTTAAGTTTATATTATAATAGTCTACTACAGTTTTGTCAATAATAAAGTGAGTACCAATTTCAGCAATATTAATAGTATTGATACTACAAAATTCTACGTTATAATTACCAAATTTACTTTTTACTTCAAAATCAAGCACAGGTAAATCCCCCGTCGATTACAATATTTTGCCCAGTAATATAACTATTTTGAGTACACAACCAATATACATATTCAGAAATATCTGCAGGGTGCCCCAACCTATTAATAGGAACTCTCTCTAGTATTTTTTTAATACCTGCCTCTCCCAAATTTTTTCTCGTAAGATCAGTATCTATAAAACCTGGACTAACGCAGTTAATACGTATATTATGAGAACCAAATTCTGCAGCTAAGGATTTAGTCATGCCTTCTAATGCAAATTTATTTGCACTATATGCCGCCCTTCCGGATTTACTTATTTTACTCCAAACGCTAGCAATGTTTACAATATGTCCCCCATTTTCAATCATATGAGGTAATACTGCCTGGCATAACCTATATGGTGCATATACATTAACCATATGTTGATCATTCCAATCGTCGGGCGTAATTTCAAGAAAAGGTTTAATACGATTAATACCTGCATTATTAACTAACGCATCAATTTGCAAATCACTAATTATACTTGCTAACGACTCTACCTGATCCTTTTTAGTAAAATTTGCCTCAAAATAATAATCTAAATAATCGGGTTTAGCAGTACCCGGTGTACCCGTACCAATAACTTTATGTCCCCCGAGGTGGAATAACCCGGCAATACTTTTACCTATTCCCCGAGTAGCACCAGTTACAAGAACTTTCATTGCGCAGTTAAAATTTTCCAACGGTCATCTAACATCTTAATACGCTTGTCATCCTCAGTAAAGATTGAACCATAATAATCGCGTTTGTTTTGTAACCACAACAGTTCAAAGCGAACACCGTTTACTAATCCCTGTGCAAGATCAGTGACTTCAGTAGCAGATCCATCAAACACAATCTTACGGGTCTCAAAACGTGTTAGATGTATTTGCCGAATTTGTTTTAACACATCAATACTGTCTGAACTTACGCCGCCACCTACAACAATCTCTTGGCCAGCATCCTTAGCAATTTGTGCCACGTCTAAAACACATTCAGTGACCTTAGGTAGGTTTATATCATCACGCCCCCATCCTTCTTCGCGGCGACTCATGCTAAAGTCTACACGACCAAACACCACACCATCGACGCCACCTTCAACAGTTGCCTGCTTGCTCATACCCTCGCGATTAATATAACCGGTGTGTGTTTCTAAGTTATATAAAAATTCTGTGCTTTCCTGTTCTTCCTTATTAAAGACTTTATTTTTTGCATCAATAAATTTCCATAAAGCATACGGAGTTTCAATCATAGGCCCAATTACATAATCAACACCTATTTGCTTAGCTATCATTAAATCTGTCATAGCCTCGCATCCACCAACCTTAAGTGCAATTTTAAGATCTGCTCGACGAGCTAATTCTATTAAACGCAATAGCTCATCTACTCTAGTACCTTCTGCTTCAAATTCAGCTTTAACTGCAACATAACCAAATTCATTTTTACCCTTTTTGAGGATATCTAGCATTTGTCTTTCTTTTAAATTCATTTTATTTTCCTTTAATTAAAAATTAAGCGCCAAAATGGCACACGTATTCATTCCCATATATTTACTAACTAAATAAACTCATAAATCCATCAACCTGCTCACCTATATAAACAATTTGTTCTGGCGTAATAACAGGACTTGTTCCATGAAAATATGTGTTTGTCATAACCATTGTTGCTACAGGAAAATTTGCTTTAGCATCTGCAGGATCCATGATATGAGAATACGCAGGTTGTAGCATAATGTTTCCAGCAAAATATGGTCTTGTCTGAATAAGTTTTTCTTCTAGATAATCCACAATATCACTTCTTGTAAAAGGAGAACCTTTACGAATAGTTAACGGAAATGCAAACCAACTAGGATCTGAATGTTCCTGTGGTCTAGGTAAGTGGAAATATTCTTCGTACTTACTATAGATATCAAATAACAGTTTGTAGTTACGTCTACGCAAGAAATGAATCTGATCTAATTTTTCTAATTGAACCAAACCCATTGCACCTTGCATTTCAATCGGTTTTAGATTGTATCCAATCTCATCATACACATACTTGTGGTCAAATATTTCACCGGGCATTGTTGGTATCCATTCTTGGAATCGTTTACCGCAAGTACCACACTTAAGTTTGTTTGCTTCGGGTCCTACACAGTAACAACCTCTACCCCATTCCCTAAATGATCTAGCAATAACTTCTGTCTCATAAGTTCTACATGCTACAAAACCACCCTCACCCATAGTCATATGATGAGCAGGATAGAAAGAACACGATGACATTTCACCATATGAACCTAAAGGTTTACCCTCGTATGTACTACCTAAAGCATCACAGCAATCTTCTAATAAGATTAGGTCATACTTATTAACTAATTCCATAACCCAACGCATATTGGGAGGATTACCTAATACATGAGCAAATGTAATTACTTTAATCTTGTGTTGCTTAATTAGTTCTTCTGCTTTAGTTAAATCTAAATTAAGTGTATCTAATTCAATATCTAAAAATACAGGCTCAAAGCCTAATTGTAGTGTAGGATTTAAGGTAGTAGGAAATCCTGCAATAGGCATTAGCACTTTTGTTCCCCGAGGTAAATTATATCCTCGTTTAGAAGTTAAGGTTGCTAGCATCAATAGGTTAGAACTAGAACCGGAGTTAGTTAGAATACCATGATTCTTACCAAACTGTTTAGGAAATTCTTTTTCAAACTTAAGAGACTTGTCTCCCATTACTAACCATCCGTCAAGCAATGTGTCAAGAACAGACATATATTCATGTTCATCAAAATAAGGACCAGCATAATTTACAAAATCTTTTCCGGCTGTCCATTTTTTATTTGCTGCTTTTTCTTGAAAGTATTCAGCAACGCTATTAATTATTTCTTGTTTGTTCATGGTTTCCAATAGGCATAATTGCCTTCCATATGTCGTACTTGATCTCTATTTCTTGCTTCATCCTCTTTTAATGGGTATATCCAATGTTCATTAAAATATTCTGCCCAAACTTTAAATCCTTCTACTTCTGTCCATCTATACCCAAGAATGCCAAATAATAACTGATGCATACCTCCAATTTGTATTCCTACTTTACCCCGTTTTTTAGCATGTTCTGCATAGATGGGGGATGAACCGGACGAACCTCCAATTAGAACATCGTAGTCATATTTGTCAATTTCTTTTTTTATGTATTCTACATTATCTAACCAAGTTTCACATCCGGGATATTGTCTATCATCTAATAAAGGGTGGTATGGTGAACGTATACAACCAACCAATTCAAACGGAGCAACTAATTCTAAATTATTTCCCCAAATTTTATCGATCTTTTCCCATTGCGATTTGATAGTTTCGCAATGTGTAGATACAACTAATACTTTTTTATTTTTTAAATATTTGGTCCAAGGATTTTTTACTTTAAAAGTTCCGCATAATCCACCTCGCAACAAACCGATAGGATCTAATACCATAAGACTATCGTGTCCAAAGAACATTGGCTTTTCCCCAAATGTGTTTGTAAACCTAGTGTCTCTTTGTATTTCTAAAGAAATATCAACAAATCCTAAAATGTCGCATTCGCTCATAACTGTTCGCAACAATGGGGCAATTGTATTAAAATAATATTCACGAGTTCCAGGATTTATACCTCCTTCAAAGGCAAGTGCTCTTTCGCTAAAAAATTCTGGAGAAAATTGAGTATTATTAAATTCGCATTGTAATACATATCCGGCAGTATTATCCAAACGCAATAACGAAAAAGGTTCATTGGAATTTAATTTTTCAGAAATTAAATCGTTTAATGAGAAAAAATCTTTAATCATAATATTTTGTTAGTTTATCTTTATCTTGTTTAATGTATGAGAAAGCCTCTTGTATATCTGCGGGTAGCACCGAATAAAAAGAATGCATTTCCTTTTCTGCTTGATCCTTATTATAATTTGTTCCGGGAGGATGGTCAACAGTATGTTGGTAATCTCGGATAACTGGTCGTTGTTTTATAAAACTAAGAGCAGTATAAATTATATCAAAACTCCATCCCATTTTATATGGGGCAAAATCTATACCCCTATTAATAGCTTCATTGATAATATCTTTATGAACAAACCAACAAGTACAATCTGGATTTGATACAATCTTAAGATTCAGCTCTTCAATATCAAACTGTAAATCTACCCTTGCAGAATCATAAAATGTATAATCTACATTAGGAGCATAAATTCCCCATTCATAGATGTTAAAATATTTTTCTGCATCTTTATATAGTTGCGACCAATTATCATATGATGCATCTGCTTGTATGTGAAACAATACATCACCTGTAAACAATTCTATAGCTTTTAAATATTGTGCGGTAAAATAACTGTCCTCACCTATATTATGCCAATGGTCATGTTTATGGGTATCGTCACTATTAATAACAATTGGAGTAACACCTATCTCCCTTAATTGTTTTTCTTTTAAAATAGTTTTTTCGTATTGATTTACCCAATTAAAAATAAATGTTTGAATAACCATTATGTTCTCATATCTAATTTGTTGTATACTACAGAGTCAAACCAATTCAAGAAATTATTTAACATCATATGATCTTTGGGAATATTTCCAGATAGTTTAGGAGCAGTTACCATTCTATAGTATAGATCATCGTCTTTATCTATATGCATAACATATTCAATTGCTTCATCAAAATTATTAAAGTCATTTACGTTAACAAACGATTGAATATTAAAATCAGATGTTACTGTAGGGCTACCCCAGTAAATAGGAATTGTCTGGGCATAAAATGCATGTAGAATTTTTTCAGTAGTATATCCAGGGTGCGAATAGGATTCAAAACAAATATTAAATTTTCTGGAAGAAAGAAAATCTATTTTTGCTTTTTCTCCGTCTAAAGATTTACCAATGTTATTAAATGCGCCACCACCACTATCTACACGTTTTAATGCATTCAATTTATTAAAGAATTCATTACGTTCTGGGGGTTTTGGATTTGATATAACAAAGGAACAAAAATTTGTTTTTAATTTAGGTGTATGTTCTCCAAGGATATGATAATACGGATATCCTGTTTCATGAATAATATCTAGCGCCCACATGTATATTACATACAAAGGCAAACGATAATGCCAATTATTATAATTATGATCAAATGTTATTGCATAGTGGCAATCATAATCTTCTGGTCGTCTATTTTCTCCGGTATAAAAAATCTTTACACAATCTTTTTTTGTAAATTTTTTATTACTGGTTCCAAAGTTATCGTCTCCAAAAAATAAATAATCTGGATTATCGTTATCTATTTCTACATCAAATCTATTAGCCAGCAAACTATAGAAAAATTGCATTAAATGATCATGGGTATCGGCAAATCCGAGTTTTAATTTTCTCATATTAGTATATCATTAAAAGCGTTAGTTATATTTTTCACATCCTCCGAAGTAGGATATTGAGTATTTGCAATAGGAACAGTAATATATTTACATTTTATATCTAAGCCATTTGACATTGTTTCTTTAATATCATCATATTCGTGATGCTTAGTATTAAAAGATAAAAATTTCTTTTCGGGGTCCATATAATTTTCATATGTTTCGCACACCACATATGGTCCAGAATTTTTACCAATTACTACATCACAGAAAGTACTTAGATATGAAATTTCATGCAAGTCGCAATCTTCAACAGAAATAATATCATTAGTAAATAAAATATTTTCTAGTCCTGTGGTATGAAATTCATTAGTGCAGATAAAATGCGTATCTGGATATTTTTTTGCTGCATCTATAATATACTCAGAAAGATTAGATGTTAAAGATTGTCCAGATTGGGGCACATTATTGCAGATTAATACTTTCCGAGTATCTGGATTAGATTCAATGTACGTATTAACATTATGAATTTCAAATAGACTATAATCAATAACAGGCAGATATTCTTCTTTAGATTTTAATTGAATATTGGTTTCAAAACATTCGTTAATAGTTTTAAAAATATTTCCCCATTGCTCATAAAAGGTGTGCATATTAATGCCACCATGCTTACAAAATACATCCCAATTAGCAGCAACCCAAGTATTAATATATAGTGTATCTTCATCTTGATAAAATATAGAATTTTTATCTAAATTATCAGGTGTCCCGACAGTTGGGATATTTAAATCTAAAAGTAATTTATTTGGATTAGCATGTAGATATTCATATTCTACATCTGGCAATTCCTGCATAATTTGACGAATAAACTCTTTATTCGTGTGCAGATCACCTCGATGAAAATGATTAAAGAAAACAATCTTAGCCATTATTAATACCTTTATATAATTTTACTGAATCTTCAATCAATGATCTATTAGTTCTAATAGCATTATCAACCATTAGATTAATTGCTTGAACATATCTTGGTCTTTTTATTTTAAAACAAATATCGACCTTTCTTTTTAAATCCGCCATTTCTTCATCAGATTTTGCAGATTGAAATGCATCTTCTAACATCCACATCCTAATATGAATGATTGCAAGTTTTTCAATTACCTCGCCCAAATTATCCGTTTCAACATAAGTTGAATCTGGTATTTCCACTTTGGATAAAACATCATTAACTGTTTTAGCAATGATGTTCTCTATACTTTCACCTAAAGATTTCATTAATATCCTCCACTATTTTTTCTAAATATTTCATATCCTCTTCGGATACGAAATGGTTATTACCTATATACACACCTTGAGAATGCAATAATTCCGCATTTGTTGTTTTCTTATTTGTTTCTATTTTATAATCTTTAAGGAAAGGCTGCGATAATAGATTGCCGGCAACAACTGGTCTATATTCAATACCGCCATCTTTAAACACTGTTTTCATTGCAAGCATAACTTCTCTAGACTTGCAAATAAAGGGTAAACAAAAACTACTATTCGTATGAACATTTTTAATATTATAAAACAGATTAGGATATTTGTCTATAATCTTAGTAAATAAGTAATGATTTCTATTTCGTATTTCAATCATATTATCTAATCGTTTTAATTGAGATATTCCTAGTACAGCACAAATCTCATGATTTCTAAAATTGTAACCATCGGTTACAAACAAGAATTGTTTATCTATTTCAGGATATAGTTGAGCATAATCATCATAACGAATAGACTCTCTAGCCATACCATGGCTACGCTTAATTTTCATCAAATCATATAAATCAGTGTTATTTGTAGAAATCATTCCGCCTTCTACTGTAGACATATGATGACCAAAATAAAAGCTGAAAGTTGCCCCTAAACTATCTGCGCCGCGCTTAACACCATCTAAATCTGTACAGCCATGCGATTCACATACATCATCTATAATCAAAGCCTTGGGAAATAGTCTTTTCAATCCCTCATTGTCTGCAGAAAACCCCAATAAGTGAGTTATAAAGATCATTTTAATATCATGTGTCTTTGATATTTTGTGAGCATCTTCTAGATCAAAACTAAAATTATCTAAATTGATATCGCAGAATATAGGTTCAAGACCTAATTGCATAATAGGAGCAACATTAGTCATCCAAGTACAAGCAGGCAACAATACTTTATCGCCACGCTTCAATCCATATAATTCCATAACCGCAGCAACCAATAAGAAATTTGCGGTGCTTCCGGATGACACATATAAAGAATGTTTAGCTCCTAGCCAAGTGCTCCATTCATTTTCAAATTGCTTTACTTTTTCACCAAAAGTAAATTTCTTTGCAGTTAATGCAAAGTGGGCCATTTTTAATCTATCAGTAAAGGTGATAGTCTCACCCATTAAAGGCCACTTCATAGAAAACCTCTATCTTGTTTATACCACTGTATAGTTCGTTTCAATCCTTCTTCAAAGGAAATTTTAGGCGACCAGCCCAATGTGGACAATTTACTATTTTCCATTTTGCGTCTAGGAGTTCCATTTGGTAAGGAAGTATCCCATAAAATTTTACCTTTAAATCCTACTTCTTTTTTAATAATTTCAGATAAGTCTTTGATGGTTATCTCTACATTTGAACCAACATTAATAAATTCTGCTTTATCATATGTATTCATTAAAAATACACAAGCATCTGCAAGATCATCTACATACAAAAATTCTCGTGTGGGGGAACCGTCGCCCCAGCATGTAATAGATTTTTCTTGATTTTTCATTGCATTATAAAATTTAGTTATCATTCCTGGAATTACGTGACCTTGTTCCGGAATAAAATTATCATGTGGACCATAAAGGTTCGCCGGCATTAAACTAATAGCATTAAAACCATATTGGCGTCTGTAATATTCGCACATTCGCATACCGGTTATTTTTGCTAAAGCGTATCCTTCGTTTGAAGGTTCTAGAGGCGCTGTTAAAAGATATTCTTCTAAAATAGGTTGAGGAGTCACTTTAGGATATATACAAGCTGAACCTAAAAATTGTAGTTTACGTGTCCCGTTTCTATATGCTGCATCTATTACATTAGTCTGAATTACTAAATTATCATAGATAAAATCTCCAGGATGGGTTACATTATAATTAATACCCCCAACTTTTGCTGCAGCCAAAAATACATACTCGGGTAGTTCTGTACTAAAGAAGTTTTTAACTGCTCTTTGATCTCGAAGATCTAATTCTTGACGCGAACGCAAAATTAGATTATCATATCCATCTTGTTTTAATTTTCTAACGATTGCCGACCCTACTAAACCTTTATGTCCGGCTACAAATATTTTACTATTTTTTTCCATACTTACCTCAATTAAAATTAATGCACATATCTTCAACTAGATCATCAAAAGAGTATTCAGGAGCCCAACCTAGGACACTCCTTGCCTTTGAAGAATCTCCTAGCAAAGTTTCGACTTCTGCGGGGCGGAAATATTTAGGATCAACCCGAATAATAACTTTACCAGTATGTTCATTGATGCCTACTTCGTCTAAACCAGACCCCGTCCAAACAACTTTCATAGCAAAATAAGGAGCACAATGTTCTACAAATTCTTTTACCGAATACTGCTCACCGGTTGCGATAACAAAATCTTCAGGCGTATCTTGTTGTAACATTAAGTACATTGCCCGAACATAATCTTTAGCATGACCCCAATCTCGTTTAGAATTTAAGTTGCCTAAATACAAACACTCTTGTCTTGCTGACCCAATTGCTTCGAGTCCATCTACAATCTTTTTAGTTACAAAATTAAATCCGCGTCGAGGAGATTCATGATTGAATAGAATACCAGAACAGGCAAACATATTATATGATTCTCGATAGTTCTTAACAATCCAGTAGCCATATAATTTAGCAACACCATATGGGCTACGAGGATAAAACGGAGTCGTTTCTTTCTGAGGACTTTCTTGAACCAACCCATATAGTTCAGATGTAGATGCTTGATAAATTTTAGTTGTTTTTTCTAGCCCCAACAACCTAACAGATTCCAAAATCTTTAAAGTGCCCAATCCGTCAACCATTGCGGTATATTCAGGGGTTTCAAAAGAAACTTTAACATGGCTTTGTGCTGCCAGGTTATAAATTTCCGTAGGATTATTTTTCTTTAAAACATTCATAATGGAAAGAGAATCTGTCACATCGCCATAGTGGAGATGCAAATTTTTATTTCCATAGATATGATCTATACGAGATGTATTGATAGATGAGCTACGACGGATGATTCCGTGAACCTCATATCCTTTAGATAAAAGTAATTCCGCAAGATAAGAACCGTCTTGCCCAGTTATGCCCGTAATAAGAGCAACATTGTTTGCCATGCTATAGTCTCCTAAAAATAATATAATTTTCTCTAATATATTTATATTGCCAAAGAAAGGTGTAGGGCACCGAAGTGCCCTTTTTTAAAAATTAAAAATTAGAATGGAATTTCATCCACATTAACACTGTACTTTTTTTCCGGTTCTGCTGGTTGTATCAAGTCATTCGGTGAGTACATCTTGCTATACAAATCCATAAATGCCATCTTTGTATCGTCATCAAAGCGATTAATACAATATTGAATTGAGTCAACCTGATCATTGAAGATAGAATACGCTTGAACAATATTAACCAATCGGCGAGTACTAATAATCTCGTCTACGCCACCTTCTTGAAAAGTCTTACGAATAATGTCTGCCCAAGCAACAAGCTTATCAGCAAAATCCTCATCCATTTTATTGTAATATTTCATTTTGTTGATTATAATCTTTTTCTCAATTGTAGTTGAAGGATATTCCTGTTCAACAGTAATTGGAAAACGCTCAAGGAATGCCTCATCAAGAATTTGTGCTGCAATAAATCGACCATCCTCAGTACCTCGACCTTTAGTGTTTGCTGTAGCAACAACAGTAAACCCCTCAGCCGGTCGAATAACTTCACCTGTCTTTTTATTGAAGTAAGCTTTACCTTCTAACACACTCTGCAAGCACATCAATTTATTGGAACCTCGATCGATTTCGTCAATCAAAAGAATAGCACCTCGACGCATTGCTGTAAGTACAGGACCTTCACGGTAAATAATGTTACCATCTTGCAATGTATTACCACCAATCAAATCTTCTTCGTCAGTCTCAACACTAACATTAACACGAATACAATCTCGCTTTAATTTAGCTGCAACCTGTTCCACCATCGTTGTCTTACCATTACCAGAAAGACCGGTAATAAAAACAGGATAGAATATTTTAGATTTTAGAATTTGTTCCAGTTGCTTGAAAAATCCAAACGGCACATAAGTATGATCCTTATCAGGAACAACACTATCAATTTCTACAGCTACTCGCTTTTGCCGAAAGGGCATAACTTGTGCGGCCATTGCCGGCGATGTTTCTTCAGTACTCATTTCTTTAGTTACTTTCTGGTCATAAATTTGATCTAGCATATACTCTTTACCAACCTTAATATCTCGACGTGAGACTAAGAAATGAGGGTTAGGCAATCCGTTTTGAGTACAATAGGAAACAATTGTTTCTTTAGTTACTTGACTACCATACTTTGTAATCAATTTAGTAACCAATTCTTTACGCTGCTGTTCGGTAAAGTGTGTTTTCGACATGATATAAATCTCCAATTAAAGTCAATTCACAATTAATTATAACACCTTTTCATTTGCTTGTCAAGCAATCTTTTCAATAAATCTGTTCAAAAGAATCCGGTTAATGTTCTTTCCTTTTTGCATTTTTAGGAAGGCCTTTTTCAAATCTTTTATTTCCACATTAATTTTGACGTCCAATTCTTCATCTTGAACTCCGAGATCCTCACCTCCAGGAATAAAATAGTAATCATCATATCCTGCATTGTTCAACATAAAAAACTTTTTAGTTTTAAATATTTTATATTTTTCCTCAAAATTTTCTATTGTAGTATTGGTTTTCATCATACGATGTTGTATTACTCGTTTTGGATTACCTCTACCCATAATATAAAAACCAATAACATTAACACCCGTTACTGCCTTTAACAGATTCAAAAATCCTACAGTCATTTCTGTACCTGCGGGAGCTGTAGCTTCTGCCATATTTTTTACATCTCGAATAATGACATTGTTTTCATCCCAGCGATTTCTAAAAGCGGTCACCCGATTACCTTCATATTTTTGTGTAACATCATTGCCTTCACCATCCGTAAGAAATACTGTGTTAACGATATCCAATCGATATTGCTTTTTAAATTGGTTTACAATTTCCATAGATGTAACAACTGTCTCGTTCAATGGCGTTCCATTCAATCCTTCAAAATCAGAATTCCAGATATAAGGGTCCATATTTAATTTATTTTTAAAACCATACGTTCTTTTAGAGTACGTATGCCCAACCAATAACCAATATTGAACAGCATCTTTGAAATCTATACTAGACATTTCACTAGAAAGATATTCTCGCAAATGAAACCCGTATTCATCAAATTTAATTTCATTTTCATTTCTAGAAAATTTAGGTTTAGGTTTATCCTGATACATAAATAACCCTGATTGGTTATCAGAGAATGCATATACTCGAAAAGGAATATTTACTTTTCTACAGAACATTGCTAGAACTAATGTCTGTTCAATTGTTCCAAGAATGTTGTCCGCCATTGAACCAGAATAGTCAATGAACATAACTAGTCCATGTGATTTACCTTTAGGAACAACTGTCATTCGTTTGAACAAGTCATCATTAGTTTTATAGTTATGAATTTTTTTCATATCCAATTGACCAGTTTTAGATATACTTGCTCTGGCGAATTGTCTTGCATTGCGACGAAGTTCAAATTCTTTAATCAAATAAGAAATATACTTTTTATTGGTTTCAAGAAAATGCTTGTATACAATTTCCTTACTTCTATCAACGCCCGATTGAAATTCTTCTGCAGGAATTTCCAATTTATTGATAAAATTATTATGCTGGTCTTTGAGCATAGTATAAGGAATAATGATATTATCCAACTTAGGTGTGGGTGCATTCACATATACATAAGGTTTGAATGTAGGATCAATTAGATCTTTTTCTCGTTGTCTAAAATGCGAATCTGTTTTAGACTCTGGATCTAGATCATTAAAAGAACCTGCACCTTTGATCTGACGTTGTCCTTCCGCAAATTCTCGCTCTTCATCCGAGTCTTCATAGTCATCGTCATCATCGTAGTTAGCATCTTCATCTATAGAAAGCTCATTATAAAACTGCTTTTCGAGTTGTTTACGAACCTCGCCCTTGCCATTCTCGTATAGCATTTTGGCGATCTCTACAACATCATCCCAAGATTTAATTTTTTCAATGAGATCAATGTACACCATTTCTTGTTTTGAAAATTGTACATTAAGATATGAACCAATCTTGTAGTGTAGATTGATTCTGTCAATCAATGGAAGTTCATCAATTTCATCATCGCGTTCGTTGACGCCGAAGAAATCTTTTTCCATTAAATCTGAGTAGCCTTTACGAAAGCTAGACTTTAGGCCGGGGAATTTTTCTTGGATTTTTTTCTCAATGCGAACATCTTCGATAACATTAAGATATGTCTTGAAACCTTTTTTGGTTTTGTCTTTAAGGTTATCATGCCAACCTTCATTAGGTGTATAGAGGGCGTGACCCGTTTCATGACCAAGTAAGAGGTCATACAATTCTGAAGACATATTACCCCACATAGGGAGTACCATGACCCGATTTAACGTATCAAAGTAAGCAGTACTTGTTTTACGATGCTCTACAGTAATGTTTTCTGAAGCAAGAAGTTTTGCTAGTAGAGACTTTGAATTGACTAACATCTGATTCTCCTGTTGGCTGTTTCATTATTATAACACCTTCAGTATCAGAAGTCAAGCAAAAGTTTGCCAAATTATGATCTAGTTATAGCCAAAATCTTATCAATCTGCTTCTCTATTAGGGGGACTCTATTGGGCCAATGGATGTAATCTTTATCTGGATTCTTCATCAAATTAACCAAAAGGGGAAGAATCATTTTTTCAACAGTTGCTAATTTTTGTTTCGTATCCGCATCGGCGGTTGTTTTGACTTCTGTAATGAGTGGATCGACCACATCATTTTCATCGACTGCGGTAAATCCAAAATCATTACTTAAGTCAAGATATTCTATTGGTATCTTTGATGTCATTTTTATTTCCAGCGTGGTCCTAAAATCCAACCTACTAATGCTTTACGAGTACCTTTAGTTATAGCTGTAACATCGTGTAAAGTATAGGATGGAAAGAATGTGATTGTTCCCTTTTCTTTTGGAATAGTAAAGGGGTCTTTTGCAGTAATTAATCTAGTATCGCCGCCTTCATATTCACTTGGATCAGTTAATTGCATAGTAAAACTTAGTTTACGAGGATATTGACCTGCCCCTTGAAAATGATGATCAACGTGAGCATCATAAAACCCCGATTTATTATAAACAGAATATTGTAATGCTTCAATTGTAGTTAGATCAAAATTAAACCATTGATTATTTGCTGCTTGAACAACGTCTGTTAATTTTCTAAAAAGCCATGCATTTTCTGTAGTACCACTAAACCAAGAAATCTTTGTTCTACGTATAGTCTCATCTATAACACCTCCTTTTTGACTACTACCACCTACATATGCATCACCAATTTCTAATTTATCCCCTGCTTCAATGATACTATCAATCATATCATTATCAAATACATTTTGATAAAAACAATATGCATTAATCTGATGTGTTTGTAATTCCCATTTATTAGACATAATAATCCTTAAGTTGCAATTCTCGAAAAATTCTGATTCTTTTCAAATTTAATAACACTTCTAAATTTATCAAATAAAAGATCTCCTTTATGACTAATAACAAATACATTAGTCTCTTCTCCTAGAGTATTTATTAGATTCATTACATAGTCTGTTCCGTTAATATCCAAAGAAGAATCAAATATTTCATCAAGTAACAAAAGGTTTGTGCTAGCACAATTTTTCATCTTAGCAATAGTTCTCCAAGTGAAAAGTAAAGCTAAATCTATCCTCTGCTTTTCACCTTCGCTAAAAGATGCGTATGAAAATTCATCACGGTTTCTTGACTTTATCTTTTCATTAAAAGTTTCATCAAGTTCAAAGTGACAAAAGAAATCCATTGCTTGTAAATACTTGTTAACTAATTTATTAATGACCGGAAGATACTGTCGAATAATTTTAGTTTTAATACCTGTATCTTTTAATAGTACAGACGCGATATCGAGGTAGTGTTTTTCCTCAGTAACTTGGCTTTTTGCCTCGGCGTGTTGTACAACGTCTTTTGCCAGATCTTTAAGTATTGCCTTTTCTGCGAGCAAATTGGTTTCCGTAACAGTGCTGCCTGAAAGGTCTCCTTGTAACTTATTGATGTAGTTTTGGCTTGCAATAATTGATGCACTGAGTTCGATGATATTGCTCTTATGTTCAGATATTTTCTCTTCGATAACAGCAATTTCATCAAGTCTAGTTTCGATATCTTTGTGTTGAACGGTAAGGGTTTGAATTGCTGTCTGTATTTCTTCGAGTTTGTGTGTATGAAGTGAGATAGCGGAGTGTTTGTGATCGCTTTGAAGACCCTGGCTACATGTCGGGCATACGTCGTGTTCGACGTAAAATTGTTTGCTATTTTCATGCGACGTAATTCGTTCGGAAAGTTTTCTAATAAGATTTCCCATTTCCGTACGCTTGTTACGTTTCTCAACGGAGTCTGACATCGAGGATTTAAGATTAGCTTCTGATTCCTTTTCTGTAAAGATTCTGGCATTAAACTGTGATATCTCATCAGTCGTTTCAAGTATTCGTTTTTGCACATCTTCGACTTTCTTTTGCTTATCATTCTCAAGATTTGCTATATACTGTTGTTGCAGTTTAACTTTGTTTTTGCCCAGTTCAATAGTAGAATCTAACTCTGTTATTTTAGTTTTTATTTCTGCTTGTTTATCTTTTAACACAGAATTCATAACTGTGAAAATTTGGATATCTAGAATATCCTCAATAATTTCTCGTCTATGAGATACAGGCAATTGCATGAAGGGAGTAAAAGATGCACTACCTAAAATAACAATTTGAGTGAATGATTTATAATTTAGTTTTAGAATACCGTCTTCAAGATATTTTTGGTAATCTCTTGCGGCGGCATCTTGATTAAGTAGTACATCATCTACATAGATTTCAAATATAGTAGGTTTTATTCCTCGTACAATTCTATAATCTTTTTTACCGATACTAAACTCTAAATGCACTTCTAAATTTTTACCGTTGATACTATTCATCAACTGAGGTTTGTTTATGCTTCTAAATGGCTTATTGAATAATACAAAACATATAGCATCTAGAATAGTACTTTTACCCGCACCGTTTTCTCCTACGATTAAAGTAGTAGATATTTTATTTAGTTTTACTTCAGTAAACTGAGCACCGGTAGATAAAAAGTTTTTCCATTTGATGTTTGTAAATTTTATCATGCGTCCTCGTAGTTCTGTGCTTCAACGTATAGAGTTTTGAGAATGCTTTTTAGTTTATCTTTATCGGCATCTGTCTCTACCCCATCTACATAATTGGTCAATAAAGTCATAGTATCTTCCAAGTCAATATTTTCATCTATTGCTTCAGATTCGAATTCAGAAAAGTCCTCAATAATTTTTAATTCAATAGGATTTTCTTTATACAATGCTTCAACGAATTTATCAAACTTGTAGTAATCTTTTTTATTAACAACTATTAATTTTAACAACTTATTAGTAAAAATGCTAGTGTCTACAGAACTAGGATCATCCTTTTCATCGTCGTAATAATACTTCTCAAATATAGTATATGGATTTTTAATAAATTCTAATTCCAATGTCTTTGTATCAAAGATATGAAATCCTCTTTCATCATCATAATCATTCCAATATAGTTGGTAAGGATTGCCAATATATTTAATATGTCCCTTACTATGCTTATGATGGAAATGTCCAGAACAGACAAGATCATAGTCTTTAAAAAAACTAGGATCCATTCCCGAATGATCTACATACGCGTCTTGTCCTTTAAACATAATGAATCCGGCAAGTTCTAAATGTCCAAAACATACTTTAGCTGCACCTGATTTAATTAGTTGTAAAGAATGTTCCCAATTATCTGCACATATCCAAGGCATCAATAAAATATTTAGATTGTCATAGGTAACAATATCTGCTTTATCATAGGTAGTTAGATTTGGATATTCACCCAATAACAAGTTTGGAGAATTTACATCATTTGTATTTTTAAAAAATGTATCATGATTGCCAACAATCATGTCCATATGTATTCCTCTGTTGTTAGCTTCTTCAAAGAAATATGATCTACAAGATTTTAACGAATTAAAATTAATATATTTTCTACGATCAAAGCAATCACCTAAATGAATAATTTGATTGATATTTCTTTTTTCCAACTCGGGAAAGAAAATATCCTCATAGAACCTTTTAAAGTATGCGTCAAATTGTTGCGAGTCCGATCTTGCTCCAAAATGAGTATCTGTAACTAAAGCTATTTTCATATTACCCCTGATATTTGGATTTCAAATATGCTTCATTCTGAATCCATTTATTTTTAACTAAGAAGCCCCAATCCCGTTTGTGTTTACCCGGCATAAACAATGTCCATGTTTCTACATCTGGATCTAACTCAATGCGATGAAAACTATTAGCAGAACAAGTGCGAAAATGACCAGGCTTCCTCCAAGCTGCAATTTCATTGATTTTTTCTCCCTCATTATTAAACTGAGGAATCCATTCCCAGTAACCACCTTTTAAAATTAAAGTGGCATAGGGCCACGGATGATCATGAACATCGTCAGGATCACCCTTTAAAAACTTATGGAGGAATATATTGAACGGAAATCTTTTTCTATCTTTAAGGAAAAGATAGTATCTTTCAAGATAGGGTTCGTTGTTTACCCTGTCCATTATAATTCTTTTCCTACCTAGCTTTTCTAAAGCATTTAAAAACCATTGCATAATGTTACCACCATAAAAATTACAAACGCTAGTTCAACAATAAAAGAACAAATTAAAACTGGGACTGCGTTAATACCACAGTCCACAGAATATAAAAATTCATTAATCCACGAATTCATTGTCTTCACGATGACCAACCCTCATTGCCATATTCGCATCTGTTTCTCGTACTTCAACCTTGCAACACCAGATTCTATCTGCTTCGGATTTGCCATATGCAGGCAAGAAGATAGTGTTAACATACTCATACAAAAAATTAGAAATCCCTTCACAACCTGTTTTCTCCACCTCTGTTATTTTTGCAAGTTTTAATTTACCTAATTCTAAAAGATGTTCCCTCATAGGATCATCCTGTGCTACAAGCAATGTATGATCGAACCAATCTTCTAGATGACCCTTTAAAGGTTTAAGTCCCCCAAAGTCCATGCACCAATTACGAGCATCTAAAGTATCACATTCAAATTCAAAGTGAAATGATAATGCATACCCATGAATCAAATTGCAATGACTGTCCGCTCTCCATTGTCTGTATGCCACTGGTCCAATTTGTTTATAAGTTTTAGTTGAGATATATTTTGCCATCTCTTGCCTCCTCGAGTAAGTTTGATGACACGCAGAATATTTTAAGAGGGATGAGCGTCGGAAGACCTCTGTTGCATTTTATTAAAAGTATCAGAATAATACCAATTATGCAGATCGCAAATTATATTGTCTAGATTCTTTTCTGGTTTCCAAGAAGTTGCTCTTTTTAACTTTGAAGAATTCGCAATTAAAATTGCAGGATCGCCTTGTCTAGCTTTATCAAAAACAACTACAATACTGTTGTCAATTCTTTTTTTCTTAATCAAATAATCATCTACTGCTTTATATATTTGAAGATTAGAATACCCCTTCAATGATCCTATATTATATATGCCTTTGATATTATTCTCAATAGCCGAGATATGTGCTTTTGCAATATCTGTCACATGAACATAGTCTCGAATACAAGTACCATCTTTAGTATTATAATCTGTACCATACATAGTAAAGTGTTCATTTGTAATCGCAGCTTCAAATAACTTTGCAAAGATATGAGTAGCACCTGGTTCTTGTCCATGAATGCCCTCTTGCACTGCACCGCAAGCATTAAAATATCTAAAAGAAACATAATCCATTTTATATGCTTTATTAAAAGAATGCAATATTTGCTCAACCATTAATTTGGATTCACCATACGGTGAAATAGGAGCAGTACCGGAGCTTTCAAAAATAGCATGATTAGATGAATGTTGTCCATACACCGAAGCACTACTACTAAAAATAAATTTAATTTTAGGTGCCCATCTACGAATATAGTCTAAATATTTTAAAGTTTTACTTACATTATTATCATAATATTCCCAAGGATCTATTACACTAGGACCAACTAAACTAGTACCAGCGCAATGTATAATTCCAATAGGATTTTTTTCAATTTCTTCTAAGGAAAAAGGATGAGTAAAACATTCATGAATGAAACGATCTACGTATGATTCAAGGTGTTCAGGCAATTTTCGTCTGTCAACACCTACTACTGTATATCCTTGTTTCTTCAATTCAATACAAATGGAACCACCGATATATCCGGCGGCACCTGTAACAATTACTGTTTTAGTATTTTGCTGTTGGGACATGATTTCTATAATCCTTAGTTCCTCGATACCAATGCTCATTAGTGTCAAACATAATATCTAAACATCTATCAATTGTACCTGTTGTCCAATTAGATAATTGGCCCATTCTTTTTCTAGGGGTAACCAATAACTTATCTAATTTCTCACAAGCATCATCCATTGACCAGGGAATATATAAACATTCTGCATCATTTGCGAATGTTTCGGGGAATGATCTATACGCGGGGTATAAGCAATTTGTACCTAGCGCGTCTGCTTCTGATGCTGTATTACTTACCCAATCCTGTAAAGCACAATTAAACAATACTCGCGAATCTGCCAGTAGACAATAATATTCATTCTTTTTAAGATTTTCATAGATCTTAAAATTTGCAGTCTTTTCTAATTCTCTTGCACGATCTAAATATTTTTGATCGTTGCTACGTAATGGTCCGCCTGATAGAACAGCAAATTCAACATCTCTGTGTTCATGCCCATACCGTTCAATTAAATCCATAAAGAAATTTGGTTGTTTTTCTTGATCGAATCTAGCAGCAAACACTACTCGCTTCTTACGAATAATGAATGGTTTAATTTCATTTACTCGACTTTGTACTTCGTCTTTATCAAATGCTAATCCGGAAATATTATAGATTGGTGCTTCCCATCCTGCAATTTTAATATGGGCTACCATTTCCTCATTAGATGCAAGAATACCTGTTACAAAAGTATCAGTCATTTTTTCATAAAAAGCCATCCATTTTTGCATATCCCATACATGAAGAAAATCATCAGGGTCAATTGTTTGTGCCAAGCAACGAACAAAAATTCTAGGATGATATTCCCAAGCAATTTGATCCATAATATATGGAAGTACTTCCATACCAGGTGTAAACATATCTTCAAAGAAAATAGTATCTTCCCATGTAATCTCACCTGCTTTCATTTTCTTAACAAGCTTTGCCATTTGCGTTAAAGAATAATAACTACGCCCGTGCGCATCTAATACTTGCCCAGCAACAATTGCTTTAGAATCATCTAAAGTTTCTCCGTGAATTACTTCATAGTCAATCCCTCGACGTTTAAAAGCAGCCTCGCTCCATTGCTGCAACTGTAAAGTATATCTACCTTCATATGGCTCTAATCCCATGTAATATAACTTAGACATTTTTTACTCCTTCAAAATACATTCTGCATCCGTTTTCGCCATCTTCGGATACTTCAATAATATAGTCTCTGTCGGGCCAAGTTGCAATAAGTTTATCATATAAATCTCTTGCCATCATTTCGCAAGATTTAAAATCTAATTGTACTGTGCCATCAGAATACCAACGCTCTACAATTCGTTTAGCTTGAATAAATTCAACATCTCTATCATCATGAAATACTTCCATTTCTACTCTAAAATGAAAAATGTGTCTATGAGGTGTTGCCAAGAAAGAAACATCCAACCAATCTCCGGTGGCTAATTTTGGATCAGTTGCTGCTGCGGGATATTTGTGAATACCTTCTTTTTGAAAGGTTATCCAAATAAAACTTCTATTTTTGGTAATGCGATATCCTTTGTTCATAAGGGAATCTACAATTTTAAATGTTCCTGCGTTTGCGTTAATTGTTGTCATGCGAATAAGTTCTCAAGTGAAGAAGGAGCCACAATGTTAACCGGTTCAGAATCCATAAACTTGCCAACGTGTTTTTCCCAGTATAAAAAGTCATCAGTATTTTTTACATCAAATAATGTAGAATATTCATTCTCACAATTTTTTTCTCTACAGAATCGCAAAAATTCTTCTTTAGAATTCATTAGTGTAGAAACATCTCTTGTAAAATTGTGTACATTAGTTAAAATGAAGCTAAGTCTTGCTTCCATAATATCTTTAAATTTGCCTCCCTTTTCCATATACTCCCCAACACTAATATTCATTAGCTTATGAAATTGTTCTGGAGTATAATCAGTATCACATACATTATTAATTTCTGTTGTTACTGTTCTATAGATATTTGAAAAGGGTCTTCCCATCTTAACAGATGAACCACCATAATCTGCAGGTGTGCTTTTCTTGCTGTGCGAGAAATAAAACAATCCATTATCTAAAGACATAGAATGTGTAGTAGAGTCATATGAAATATCAATGCCGTCATATATACCAGTTTGACTAAATAATAGATAAGGTAAAATACGCTTTAGTGCACCTACACCTAATACGTGCAAATGAAATGGTTTATCAAATGGAACAGCATTAACATAAAATGCTCGTTTAACATCTTCAAGTGGCCCCATACCTAGCGCAGCTGATCCCATAGCAACACCACCAATACGACTATGTAATTCTTTTGGAACTTCATCTAGTAAATATTCTGCCCATAATTTATAAGTATCTGCTCCGGAACCTTGCAGAATAATAAAAGGGCGACACTTACTTTTCATAGAATCAAATTTTTGAATTTGATCTCGTACATTCTTACCTGTTTGTCTTGCGTATGTCTCAAAATTTTCCATGTCAACATATCTACGCTTAGTATCAATCTTTGCAGACACACCGCTTGCAGATGTAGACTTAACCGGAATCTCGTCAAATGCCATTCCAATGTCTGCGTATGTTGCTTGATTCTCATAAACTTTATTACGAGTTTCTGGAGTATTTTGTAGGCCGCGTGTAATAATCTGCAATCCGCCAGAGTCTGCATGAATATTTTTAATTGATGGTCTGTACTTTTGTAGTTTCTTTCCAAAGTTCTTTTCTGTAAATCCGTTATACAGTAAAGAAAATTCATGATTATTTTTATTATGAACCGTCTTAGAAATCATATCATTAATCATTTGAAGCGTGTCTACTTCTTCACATTGCTCTGATCCTAATCGCAAATATGCTGGACCCGAGATAACATATTCTAATATTTTGCTCATGAAAATAAACTTTCTAAACTATTAACAGTATCTTCTTGTGGTGTAAAATTTTTATCTTTAGATAAGTATGTACTAGTATCTGTATATATTATATTGTATTTGTACTTATTTGTCAATACAGAACGGACATCATCGATTGACAAATCTTTTCTATTTAACTTTAGTATAAAATCAGAATATTTAATCTGTTCATATTCATTAATTGTTGCTCTGGTCGAATTGGATTCTACGGGAGCAAATGATTCAAAACAGTCAATCCATTCTTGTATACCTTCATCATGTTCTTTGACAATGGTATTTAGTTGAGATTTGCTATACCAAATTCTAGAATTAGGAAAGTCTTCGTATAATTTCAATAACAATCTTGGTATATTTTTCTTTTCCTCACACCAATAATTTTGATTACTAAAATTATCCAACCAGGACATACCTTTTAAAGCAACTGTAGGTAATTGCCCCATACATTCGTAAAATGCTAAACCAAAACTTTCTCTGATTGCGGGGTTATATGCTACCCTTGCAGATGTGATAAAGTCTACCTTTTCCTTACCATATACTCCAATTTTAATTTCATATTCGGCATCTATTTCTTTCAAGGCTGCTTCAAATTTTTTGGCACCATTAGTATTGGTAATTACTTTTGCCGGCAATTTTGTTTCCTTAATTGCGCGAATAAATTCTTCGGGATTCTTTCTTGGTTCCCAACGACCAATCCAAAGCACACCGCTTCTTTCTTTAGTATGTTCTTCTAACAAAGATTTTTCAGACATGGGGATTGGAAGGTATTTTGCATTGTGTAATTTTTGCCCATATAATTCTAAAAGGTTTCTCTTAGTCTGTGTGCCAATAGTGATACCTTTAACTTTCATCAAAACATTAAACAATTCATTAAACGATTCTGTAAACTCATTCTTCCATGTTCTATCATCTAAGAATACCATACTTTCATTATGAGTATAGTAAACAACTTGAATAGACTTATGTAGATTCAAAGCATAAATGCCTGGGAATGATTCTAATGTGTTACAAATAATAATATCATAAAGATTAGTATTTAAAGCATACATCATAGAATCTCTAAATGCAGACATCTTTTCAAAGTTATACGAATCCTCAAACATAAATGTTTTAGTATGTGCGCTATAAGATTTAGGTTCAGGATTACTAACAAAGTTTGCACCTTGACTTTCTAAGTATTCTTTGAAGGATACATTAGAAGTGGGCTTATCAGTAATGATATCTATCTTATACCCAAGAGGCGTAAAAGTCTCAATAAAACTTTTAGCAAATTGACCTAAGCCTCCGTGAGGAATAGTGTGTTGATCGCTCAAACAAAAAGCAATTCTTTTCTTATATGTCTTCATTACTCACCCAGAATTTTAATTAAGTGTTTAGTCTGATACACAGCATCATCTAGAGCATTATGGTATACGCCTTGACGTTCATCTGCAGGTACCCAATGGAATAAAGCTTTAACTGTTCTATAGCAACGGTCATCCCAGCATTTCCATGGTGGTTCTCTGTTAGTATTAAAATACGCATTTGCCAAAATTGTGTTATCAAATACCGCACCGTTTCCCCAGATAGGCAAACTCTTAGGACCAAACCAATCTGAAAATTTTGTTAATGCCTCATCCAAAGGAATATTATTACGAGTTAATTCCCGCAGTGCTTCTTTGTTTTGCTCCGACCACCATTTAACTGTATCTTTTGATATATGAAAACCTGCGTCTTTGCAAGTTTTAATATCAATGGTGCAATAAAATTTATCAAGTATTTCTTTGCCTTCAAATTTAACTGCACCTATAGAACAAATTGCAGCATTCGATCTTGTTGACATTGTTTCTAAGTCAACCATTATATTAACTGTCATATTATCTTTCCATTAAATCGTCTACAAAATTTAGTAATAATTTGTGATGTTGTCCCTTATGATATTTACCCTTTAACCAAGAATAACTATCATACCAAAATTCTTCACTTTCCGGATGGCAACCTATAAGTCCAATTTTATCTTGTATAATTGCCATTGGATCGCCGTTAGCATAAGTTGCAATAGTATCATACTTGCTATCCCCTATTATAGCACAACCATCATAGAAGAACATATGCTGAGGTTGTCCTAACCAATTTACTTTTATATTTTTTGCATGGGGTCTTTTGGTATCAGTGTTTGGTCTTTTTATATATTGAACTGCTTTTGCACCACCTAATATATTTAAATAATGTTTGCTTGCCCAATATGCTCCCATACAAATACCTAGATATTTTCCACCGTTATCAACAAAATCAATTACTCGAGAAGCGTTGTGTTTAAATAATTTATCGTATGAATTAGAGTCACCAAAGCCTCCAGGCACAGCAACCATGTCTACATTATCAAAGAAATTTGTTTCTAATTCATTTTTAGAAAACAATTTAAATTTATAGTGAGAATCCAAAGATTTGATTATACCATTTCCGCTTTGAACAGAACATTTTGGATCATTTATAAACAACGCAACCGTTGGCTTCATTGAATCACTTGTTAGTCATTCTTGCAATTTGATAAAATTCATTTCGCACTTCTGGAACATTTTTAAACCCACCACCTAAACGGACTGTTACTGTAGAACTACCGGTATCTTCAACACCTCGAGATTTAACACAATAGTGTTGTGCATCAATTAATACTGCAACATCTTCGGTCTCAAGAATAAATTGTAGTGTATGAAAAATTTGTTCTGTTAGACGTTCTTGAATCTGAGGACGTTTTGAGAAATATTCTACAATACGATTAATTTTACTTAAGCCGAGTACTTTGCCTTTAGGAACATATGCGACTGTAGCAAGTCCATCAATAACAACAAAGTGATGTTCGCAATTACTTTGTACGTTAACATTACGTTCACATACCATTTCATTATATTTCATTTTGTTATCAACTGTAGTACATTTAGGGAATGCTTCATAATCGAGTCCCCAAAAGATTTCATTAACATACATCTTAGCAACACGCTTAGGCGTTTCAATTAAACTATCGTCTGATAAGTCAAGCCCAAGAATACGCATGATGTATGTAAAATGCCCTTCGATAGCTTCGATCTTATCTTTACGATCGTAACTATTTGGAATAGTAGGAGTTTCAACTCCCATCTTAACTAAATGTTCGTGAACTTTTTGACCTAACTCAGGGTCAGTTTTTGTCTTGTTATATGACATTTTTGAATCCTTCCTTACACGGATATGATGTTTGAAAAATGTTACCGTTGTGTAACATTATTATTTATTAGTTTTGTTTTCTTCTAGTGCGTTTAGATAACCACGTTCATAATCTTCTGCATCTGCCTCAGCATCTTCAATTGTTTTATATGGATTATAAAAATAATCATTAGTTTTTCCAGAATCGTAACCTTGTTTATAAGGTGCTTCTGCGTATAGTTCAATTTTCTTTTTTGCCATGATTTTTCTCCTGTTCTTCAAGCCATTCAGTTTCGCCTACATAATTGGGGGAGTTTTCTAATTGCTTATCAACTGCCCATTTAATTTCATATAATTTCTTTTTAATTTCGAATGTGGTAAATCCATCGTTATAGAGCGATCTCATTTCATGCCCCATCATTTCAATATCCCACGGCATACTATTTCTCATCATGTACCCCAAGCATTTTTAAATAATGGTATCTGGAGTCTATCCGAATACCTCCAACCTTTTCTCATTGCCAATTCTGCAACTGATCTATTATTAAGAGAGTACAACTGCTCAGTGCCACCGAGAGGCATAAGATAAACAGGACCACCAAACCCCGCTTTACGATAAGCATTTACTGCCTCCTCTGCCTCTTGAGCATCTTCTTCCGTTGCTACTACAAACTTTAAATAAGTATAACCAAGCATTTGATATTGCATAATAACATCTGGCTTAATAGCCACCTCCCAGGATTCTCCGGAAACTGATAATTTAGGAGATACTGAGAATGTTAATTTAAAATACTCTCTACCAAACCTGGTCCACTCTTCGAATAGATATGTACTAAATTCTTCTAATATATCCTGTGTACCATTTGTCTCAAAAGTTAATTCGTTTAAAGACTCCATTTTAGGATGTTCTAACAAAGCAGGATACGCTCTTTGCCAACCCAATAAAGGTTCACCTCCAGTAATTACAAGATGTTCGTCTTTCCATTCCTTGTACGGTAACGTATCCACAATAGCATCGGCAATTGCGTCAATAGATAAAACAGGGCTAAGATGCTTAAAACGAACATCCCAAGAAGCATACGAATCACATCCAGTATGAACCAACGGCAAGTCATTATAATTTTTAAAGGACTCTGCATCAATTTTAAACCTTTCATTACTTTGATCACCCTTTGGCATACCAAAGCCACCGCAAGTAAAATTGCAACCGAATGTTCTTAAAAAGACAGAAGGGACGCCCATATAACGTCCTTCACCCTGAATGCTATAAAATAATTCTGATATCTTAAGTTTACTCATATATACTAGACCATTTTTTAAGTTTGGCAATTTTATTATCAGCTGCAATACTGATCTGTTCACTGCCGACAATATTAAATTTAATACACAAATCAATCATTGCTTGTAGATCACCCAATTCTTCAGCCAGATGTTCCCTATTTGTTTTAGGTTTACCTGGCTTAAAGTTATCAATACCAAAGCGAAAACATTTTGAAATTGCTTGAGTTACTTCTGCGCATTCTTCTTGTAGAATAAGCATAATTTCTTCTTCTTTAGTTTCCATAATATATTATAATGTATTTAGTTAAGTAAGTCAATATTAGATTCTTCCTCTTTAGCCTTTTTCTTTCTAGCTTTGGTTTGCGCGGGAGTTTCTCGTTTTTCGGGATCTATTTGATCTAATTGAGTTTTCAAATAATCTATAAGTTGTCTGCTTGATTCCGAATCATCACTATTTTGCATTAGCGAATCAAAATCTAAATTTTCAATAATCCTATATTTAGTTGCCTGTTGTTTCTTTTCTTTTTGAATTCTTCGAATAAAAGCAAAGTAAATAATTTGTGTATAATATGCAAACGGATTAGATGATTTTGCTGGATCAAATTTTGCAGCTGCGGTTAGACAATTTTCAATACCATCAGAAACCATATCATCTCTAAAAGTATAATTAATAAAATTAGATTTGTATGCTAAGTGTGTGGCAATTTTAATAAAGCATTCACCTATATAATGAGTAACTCTTGGTTGTTCCTCACCTTTAGCTTTTGCATCATCTATACCTTGTTTGTATTCAATTAACGCAGCAAGGAATTTTTTATTATCTACATAGTGAGAACTTGTGGAAATTTTAGTGGATGGTTCTTGAAGTTCTTCTACTTCTTCCGATAATAAAATCGTCGTGTCTTTCGGTGTCTTCATGTATATCTTCTCCTAATGCAGTTAATAATTTATCAAACAAACTTTGAGTTTCCTCATCATCTTCTTCTATAATAATAGGATCATCGTCGTCTTCTTTTTCTTTTTCTTCTTGAGTTTTTAAATACCCTATATAATTTTCTTTTAGATTATCATTAATATTTACTGCAAGAATAATTTGCTTTGTAGAAATCTCATAAGTTTTTTCTTCAGAAAAACTAAACCATGGATACATAATATATGATTCTACTAATACTTCTCCCCTAGGAACTCTGACTGCATTTAGAACAACAGGATCCGAAACACTTATAGTATTTTTATCAAATAGATTCCTACAATCATCGTTTGTCTTACAGACTATATTATCGCCTGTAGATAATTTTAAATATTTGTATTGAATATCTTCTGACATTAGATTGATACCTTTACCAACTTGTAGTTAAAATGTTCATCATTATAAATTTTAATTCGTTCAATCATATGTAACAAAGTATAGTTCTTTTTATTTTTCCAACTCAGATCATCTGCAATATCATATAGTTTACATGTCTTTTTAGTTTCGCTCGTTCTTAATCCTCGTCCAATAGATTGAAGATTTCTAATTCTAGATTTTGAAGGCGAAGCAAAAATAATATTATGCAGGTTTTTAATATTTATTCCTGTTGAGAAGGTTCCATACGATGCTACAATTATAGCATCATTTTCTGTTTCTGTCAATGCCCGAATTTGTTCTCGTTGTTCTGTATCTGTTCCGCCATATACAAAAAACACTTTTCTAGTGTCGCATTTTTCTGCAATCATATCATATAATATCTTACCATGCTTTTCTACATACTGAAAAAGAACCAAAGTATTGCCTTCTTGTTTTAAAGCTAAATTACGAATAAATTTATTTCTAGGTTGATATTGAACAATAAAATCCATTTCTTCTTGGTATGAATTTCCCTTTACTGCCTTTTTAATTTCATCAGTATATTGAAGGATAATATTAAATATTTCTAAGTCGGCTAACGATTTACTTTCAATTAATTTCTTAGTTGTTGTTACTTTATAAACAGGACCAAATAAACCTTCGAGTACAAGTTTATGAGTTTTAGTGCCATCCAAAGTTCCAGTAGTACCGAATCTATAAGGAGTATGTATACATTTATTTAATATACTTGTAAGAGATTTTGCTTTAAAGTTGTGAGCTTCGTCCCCATAGATTACTTTAAAATCTGCAAAAAATGGTTTTGGTAATTTGTATAATGATTGCCATGTACTAATAACTACATTATATTGATTCGATTTTTCATGTCCGCCGTAAATACGATGGCATTCTTCAGATGCTTTCCAATCATTAAGACCAGAATAATCTTGAAAATCAGAGTACATTTGTTCTACAAGCGAGGTCGTAGGAACAAGAATAAGTTGACGACGGTTCCACCGTTCATTCCAACGAATCAAACAATATAGTATTAAGGATTTACCTGAACCGGTAGGAGATAGTAATAGACGTCTACCATCATTAATTGCTTGATAAACAGCATCAATTTGATAATCTCTAATTTGCAGGGGTTGACCCTTAGATGAAAGTTTTAATCCTTCGCAGAAGTTTTTAACTATATCATAAGTAACAGCATCTGCAGTATGGATATACTTTTCATAGTCTATTACATAGTCTCGTTCTTTAGCAAAGTGTTCTAAATAACTTAAAAGACCAACATACAACTCTTTTGTGAACATAGAAAAGAGTCTGACTTTTCCATCCCACATACGAGACTTATAAAGAGGATGAAACTTAGCGCCAGGAACTTCAAACGAAAAGTGATCGTTTAATTCTTGAGCTAATGAAGGTTCACAATCTACTTTAAGATGTACTTCATTTATTTTAGATACATAAAGATCAGCCATTACATCATGCCGTTAGTAAACTTATTCCATTCAATAGCATTTTTAATATCCCAAGTACGACTATTCAAAGAACGAATAATTTGTTCTAATTGGTATAATACTGTTTTAAAATATTCTACCTTATCCTGTAGTAAAATAAGATCACTATCTACAGTTAGAAATTCATCCATTTCATTCTTTAAGGGTTTATTTCCTTGCCATTGTTCCCAACCTTCATCTTCCAATTCTTGCTTAGTCATTTCACCGCGGTAATACTTATATTTCATACGACGGCAATTTAAATAATCGGATTCGGCTTTACGAAGATTGAGTCGAGTGGACGACAGATAATTTAAATACTTGGCGTGAAGGTTTGGAGTCCTTGCCGATTCACGTCCAAGATTCATTTCATCAATTTTACAATCATCCTTCCAGGAATCTTGTAGATCTGATAATTTCATAATATACTATTTAAATTAACCTATTTGAATAATTTGCTGAGGATTGCCCTGGAAATTAAATGAACCATAGTGGTTCAAAGAGATTGAAGGGTCAAGCCAAATCTCGCCACCCATTTCTTGCCATCTACGGCTAAAGGTATAATCCTCAGACAAATAACGCTTATCCTTGGGATCAATCATTGTATCAAAGAATGCATAGAAATGAGGATTCAACTCTGGAGGAGTATTCAAATCATTATTATATTTTAATTCAGGATAATGTACAATCATCTTGTCGATAACTTCGCGCTTAATCATCATGAAGCCTGTAGCTCCATCATGCAAACGAATTAGACCATTTTCGATGGCAATTTGTTTTGCATCTCGATTTAGGAATTTGAAGTTAATAGCATAATCGCTTCCATAAGAAGCAATTGCTTGGTCTGTAAGTGGTTCTTTATTCGCGGTAACACTTTCGCGAATGCGTTGCCAATTAACACCCTTCTTAGGATATGCTCCTACTGCAACTTCTTTATTATGTGCAATAAGTTTAATAACATCTTCAACCTGATATTCAATATCAGCATCAATGAACATTAAACGGGTAAAGTTGCTTTGTATGAAATAAGCAACCAACACATTACGAGCACGAGTAACAAGTGACTCATTTGCAATTGTACCAAATGCAACAGGGATTTGATGTTGATTGCAGAAAGTCAACAACCGAATAGAAGATCTGAAATATGCTTCAGTCAACTGTCCGCCGTAACATGGAGTTGCGATAAACAATCGTTCTTTGCGCAGGTCTTCCAATCTAACTTCTAACTTTTGATCTCCTGCAGGAGGAGGTGAATCTGCCGCAGGTACTTTTGGCAAAGACGGAATAGAAGGCAGATTCATAGGTTTAATGGTTTTTTTAATGTTCATAATAACTCCAAGTTATATTATAAGGGTTCTACTTCGAAAATAGTATATTTGAATGATGCTATCGCTGTAAAATATTCTACACTTTGTGACGCAATGTCAAAATCAAGAGCCTGTAATGATATAGGGAAAAGATCTTTAAATATTATATTTACTTTAGGGTTGTTTGTCGAGTCTAAAATAGTCAAAGTTGCATCCGAGTAAGCCAAAATTTCAGATTGTCCATCAGGTTTTGTCACAAAAGGAAAACTGCTAGGTCTGGTTTTAGCAAATGTCGAAAATTGATTATAATTGCTTGGGAACCCAAGAGCAATAAGCCAACGATATAATTCTATATAATTGGACATATCTTCTGATATTAAAAATCTAATCGTAAAATCTCCGAAATTGAGTTTGTCGCCTATAGTAGGAATATCTACAAACGGGGTTGGTTGTGTTGCAAATCCTAATTGTAAATCAGGAAGATTTGCAGATTGACAAGTAAAGGAGGTATTTGGCAAATCCTTGATACCAAATTTAAAAGCATTCGGTCTAAGGAAATCATACGTTCTTTGTAAAGAATTAGACGTAGTCTCTTGAATTGTATCTATATTTCTAGTAAATGCCATTATATTCCCTTTACTCTACATTATATTTATAGCCTGTGCAAAGACAAAAAAGGGGGAATTTCTTCCCCCTTAAAGTCCGATCTTAGTGTCGGTTGATTACATTAGGTTAACAACCTTTGTCTTACGATAGTATTGGTTTCTGTTTGCAGTGAAGGTAGAACCATCTGCATCAGATAAGCTATCGCTAGATGTAACGTATGGGTTAGCAATTAAACCATAACGTGTCTTGAAGCCAATCTTTGGCTGGAAGCTGTTAGGATCAATTGCACGAACCATTTGTAGAGGTACATATGGGCAATAGAACATACCTGCATCATAAGGAGAAGAACCCTTATAACCAACCATGTAGAACTGATTAGCAGTTCCTAGATTTGCAGAATATGGATCAATATAAACACGATAACGACCATTTAGAACGCCCGCGAATGTATTGCCTGTATCGTCTACATTTAAGTTTGTAGAAAGAGCTGGGGTATAGTCTAGAACACCAGACATAGCTAATGCACTTGCAACGTCTGCAGAACAAACGATGAAGTTGCCTTTTCCTCTTCTTGTGTCTTGTGCAATGTGGTTAGCATCACGTTCAATATTGAACAATAGACCTTTGAAGCGTTCTACAGACCAACGACCATTGGAGTCAACGTCTAAGTCAAATGTACCAGCGGTTGCTGTTGCAGGTGAACCTGGCTTAGCAACTTTGTAGATTGTACGAACAACTTCGCGATTAATTTCAAACATAAATTCTTGTGAAAGAATATTTGACAATTCTGCCTCTGCGTCAAGACCGTGAATTGCTTTCAAGTCTTGTGCCAATTCAACAGTGTATTCTGCCTTCAATGCTCTGCTCTTAGCAGTAACTGTTGTCTTGTCGATAGAGAAAGACATTTCGTTAAATGTGCTAGCAGCTTCCATATTTGCTGTGGAAGTAGCATTACCGGTGGTATATGTACCAGATACTGGATTAGACCCAACCTGATTAACTGTGCCGGCGCCACCAGAGAACGAAGTATTTGCTTCGTTGAACAATGCTTCAATACGATTAGTTGTGTCTGCTCTTGTATCGCCGTAAGTTGATCTCATTGCGAAGATCAAGCCTGTTGGGCCAGTCATAGGTTGTACACCGCAAATATCATATGCCATTAGGTTAGGCATTGCACGACGTACTAGACCAATCATAATTGGATCGTACTTGTCAATACCGCTTGTGGCATTGATGTTATTTGCAGGGGTCTCGAATAGTGCTTGACGCTCTTCACGTAAAGCTCTTTCCTGATTCTCAAGCAACACTGCTGTTACTTGGCGCTTGTATGAATCTTTAATGGGGGTTAGATCGGGGTGATCTAAAATTGCTGCCCATTTTTGTTGTGCATTTTCTGATAAAAACATTTAATGTCTCCTTGTTTAAATTTGGATAACTTATTACTTATTTATAAGTTATTGTCTTTTGATTGTTCTTGATAAGGCCTGTGCATAAGATGAAACAACATCGTTGCCTGAATATTCAGGTTGTGTGCCAGTTTCTTCTAGTAGAGCTTGCTTAGCTGTTTCTTTAACAACTGCCTCGCGAGGGAAATAATTTTCCTTGATAACGGAAACTTTTTCCTTGTAGATATCCGAATTATCGAACTCCACACCTTCTAGAAGTTTTGTTAATCTGTTTACTTCAGTATCTGCTAGATCTTTAGTCATTTCTTTAATGATAAGTTTCTTTTTAAGACCTGTTACTTCAGTATACAAACCAATATTATTTTCCAACTGACTATTTAAATCGTCTTCCAACTCTGTTACTTTACCTTGTAAATCACCTATTACATCATATTTTTCTTCAGGCACTTCAATGTAATGTTCTTTGAAGAGCGCCTTGAGTCCCGACATAAAATCTTCCGCAATTTCTGTACGAAGACCATTTTCTATCGCTAATTTATTTTCTTCCATCCAATTCTCAACTACATAGTTAAGATATGAATCGATTTTTTCTACTACGCCTTCCTTATATACATCAAATTCTTCTGCATATTTTTCTTCTAAGGACGCTGCTACTTTTTCCATTTCGTTATTTACGCGAGCAATAACTGCTGCTTCAAAAATGGATGTGGCTTTTTCTTTGAATTCTTCTGATAGGCCTTCACCAAAGATTGGAGATAAATCAATTGGCTCAATAACTGTTTCTTGAGCTTCGATTGTTTCTTCTTCAGTTTCTTCCTCTTCCGAAACAACTTCTAGATTTTCATCTGGTTCTGTTTCTTCACCGTGTTGCATATGATTGCCGGTGTTCTGAGGGATAGAAGACAAACTTTGAACAGTGGTGAAATTAGGTGCATCCCCTACTGGACCCTTCATTGCAATAGTATTTTTAGAAATACCTTTTGCAGTAATAGATCCTTGGTTAGCATCTTTTTCATCGCGGTCATCGTGACTTGCTTCTTGAGAGTCGCCTTGCTTGGGATTACCACTATCGCCAGCATTGGCAGGTTTGATTGTGGAATCTTTTGGCTTAGTCGGTACCATTGGACCTGCTTCTTCTAAAGAAGCAGCTTTAACAGTTACGCGTTCTAGCAATTCCTTAACTTTACTTTCTACTGACATTAGTGTCTCCTAAATGTATGAATATACTCAATCAATATTTATAATTCTAGTTACCTAGACAATTGATTTACAAATTGTTCAAATATTTTTAATTTAACTTCATCCAATTCCTTGGCAGAAGCCTTCTTAATTGTTTTTTGTGCAGCCTCAATTTGTGTTGCTTTCCAAATACCATTCTCACAAATCCATTCTACATTCTCCATAATGCCTTGCACAAAGGCATCGGGTGCAGAAGGATCAGCAACAATATCTACGGTTGCTAGATGAAAGTCATCTTGCACTTCGTTGATTCCGTTTGAGTTCAATTTTAACGATCCTAGACCTCTAGTTGATACGCCCAAACGAACTTCATTTTCTATTAAGTTTTTAGCAATGATTCCCATCGGCGTATCTAAGATTTTAGCTTTGCCATATACATCGTTACCTTCCATTCTAAGGCCGGTAATTAGATGGGACACTTGATGCAAATTAATTGAAGGATTTTCGGGATGACCTAATTCCCCCAATGAACGCTTTTCACCAATCAAAGTTTGATACTTAGTTACCTCGCGTTCCATTATACCTTTGCCGTAAGAACGGTTATTTCTATTTGGTTTTTCTGCTTGAGCAAAAATACCTTCGATAAAAATATTCTTACCGCCACCTTGTTTATCTTCTACAAGGTAGTTTAAATCCTGTGCAACTTCTTTAATTAGTCTCATTAAAATTCCTTACTTCTTAATTTGCTGATTAGGCTCAATATAACCTGCTGGCTTAGAAATAGTAAAATATACTAAAGAGTTCGCCGGCATCGTAACAGTAATATTAGAATTATTATTAGATGTATCTACGAATCCCATCATTTGATTCATAGACCAGTTATCATTTCCATTAAGATACAATGTTGCTGTATTATTACGAGAAACAACAATAGGAAAAGACCCAGGGGTAGACCACATTACACCTGTAATATTCATTTGAACATTCGGTTGATCCACAGTTTCGTCAGCAACAGCAAGATCTACACTTGTAATATTTGCTAAGCCATCCCCTATTATTTTTACAACTGCCTGTTGTCTAACTTTTTTAAGAATTGTTCTTGTTGTTGCCATGTGTTCCTCTTATTTGCTTAAACGATCAACTGCTTTAGTAACACCACGAATACGTTGGCGTGACTTAGATTTAAATCTGTCAGCTAATGAAGTAGATGCATTTTTCATATCAGGCTTTCTTGCCTTGGATGCTCGATTTTCAAAATCGGCTCCAATTTTACGATTAATCACAGCATCTTGAGATGCTTTTTTGACGTATGAACCTAGAGTTGTTTTTGATAGTTCATTAATTTGATCAACATCTTCATTACGAGATTTTCCCTTAGCAGCATAAGAAGCAGCTAACGCCATTTGGATTCGTTTGGCTTTAGATTTGCCTGCAAATTTTGGATTGTCGGAATGTACGAAATCGTGAATGTACGTTCCGGCAGGATCAGATGCCTTTAGCTTTTCTTCTAAATACTGTTCTCTAAGTTCGTTAAACTTCTTCATGTTCTTGTTCTGTTCCTATAGAGGTTGCAACTTCTTGTTTTTTTGCTTCTAACGCATCTGACACTTTACTTGCAATGATCTCATTAAATCTTTCAACAGCATCTGACTGTTGATTGTTAATAATGCTGTCTACCATAGATTGTATAACTGTTGATTCCATAACTTCTCCTATAATCATTATTTATTTATTGTTGCTGCAATTCTTGCCCAGGAGGTAATTGGCCAGGCGGCATGCCGGGCATTCCTATCTGTGGCGGTGGAGGTTCCTTCTCTATTTGAGATTTCATCTCCTTCATTTCTTTATCCGACATTCTCAAAACATTTTTCATAACATATTCTTGACTGTAATATGCTCCCACAAAAGGTTGAATTTGATTTAACAGATCAATTCTGTTTCTCAAATTCTCGGCATTTTTCATTTCTTCAAAATACTGATCCTGGGCATATCTGTAATCTATTTCATTCTTTATTGAGTTCCAATCTTTTTCTGTTAAAACACCCTTTAACAACAACTGGGTCTTTAACAAATCATTGAATAACTCATTAAATTTTACTCTGAGTCTACCGATAAATTTAGCAAATTTCAATTCATCTCTTGTAATCTCTGTTGCTCTACCAAACGATATACCTGTTTGGGGTTGCAATCTTGATAACGGAACATTTAATGCCTGGTACAACTTAGTTTGAAAATAATTAATATCATCAATCTGCCCTAAGTTTTCTCCGCCAGGTAATGTAGTAATTTCTGTACCTCTTCCACCTTCTCTTCTAGGCAACCAGAAATCTTCCAACATAGACATAAATTTACGATCGTCTCTAATTTCCCCGGTACTGGAATCATATACAATCTTATTTCTATAACGAGCCATAATATCTTTTAAATATTGCTCTGCTTTCAATTTTGGCAAATTGCCCACATCTATATAAAATATTCTTCTTTCGGGAGCTCTTGCAAGTCTGTAAATAACCAAAGAATCTTCCATCATCTTTAATTGATTTACAGGTTTAATTGCTTTATGCAATTGCCCTAAAACTACATTTTTATCCAAATCCATCATACCCGAAGGTACAAATGTAATAGCGTCTAACGAAATTTTTATACCCTGATTTGCTGCAAGAGTAGTAAATCCTGGATTATATGTAATACCTTTTTCATTATATAAGAAATATTCTTCAACAGATTTAATAACTTCTAAGCCGCTATCTTTATCTTTTTCTTTTTTAACTTCGCGTATCTTCTTTATTTTTCTTGGATCTAACACTATTGTTTCTAAAATCCCACGCTTAGGATTTTTAGTATCTATAATCTTTTGAAAATATAATCTTCCATCTATATACCATCTTTTAAAATAATCAAATCCTTTTGAATCAAATTCAATCATTTTAATTAATGAATTAAATTCATCAAGAATAGTATCTTTAATATCGTCAGGAATATCTAATCTATCTAAATTAATTTGTACTACAGCCTCATCGTCTATAGCAGCAATTGCTTCAGTTAATATTTCATCTATTGCTGCAGATGCATCAGAATACATTGAGCATTCACGATATCTTGTAATAAGTTCATATTCAGATTTTGCAGTTGCATCTAAGTCAACATACGTCCCAAAATATCCTCCTGCTTGTACAGTGGATGCTCCATCGTCAGAAACAGGTGTAGCAAACCCCTGTAGTTTTCTATCTATAGGAGGTTCTTCATCTTCTTTACCAATAGTAAAGCCAAATAGTTTAATAGCCATAATTTAATTCACTTTTTAAAAATTAACCTAATGATGTAATTGCGTTGACCAATTGTTGTGCAGGATTATTAGAGAATTCAAAAGATTGATACTGAAATGATACGCCAAAAGTTGACAACTGATCGTTGGATCCGAAATCTAAACCTACTGCTCCAAGATCAACTGGGAAGGCACCTAATAATTTATATTGTTTTAGAACTGCGCCGTTGCGATCTAATTGAGAAATAAACATATCAGTTTGATACTGGGAAGGTTGTAAAGCACCAGTCTTATTAGCTAGGTCCTCTATACCATTCATCCATTGTTCTATTGCTGTTCTAATTGAGAATCCAGAATCATTTAAGACTGTACAATTAAAGGGAGCAAATTCTCTATCACCTGCCATCTTAACTAATCGTCCGCGATAATAAACAGGAGTAACTCCTAGAGTTTGTCCTGGCAATTCTGCTACACTAACTAAGAATGGAGCTTTAGTTACGGCCGCCCCTCTTCCCGCAACATAGTTTGGGAAGGTTAGCTGAACCGCAAACTGATTCGGTCTTGCACCGCCGTTTGTTAGTTCGGATTTAAATCTTTCTACATTAAATGGTACTGCCATTTTTAAGTTCTCCTATTATGCCCCTACTTCTTCGAAGGATACGCCAGTTCTTGTAGCAACAAAATTCAACTGAATGAAATTAATTGCTCTTGCTGGTTTGATGAATATATCCGCGACAAATTCATTTCTATCTATAACTTCTGCGGTATTATTTGTTTCATCGCATACCACTCTAAAATCTGTAACACCTCTACGACCTTGAACATCTCTCAAGAATGGTTCTACTAAATTTCGAAATTGTCCGCGAGTAAATGGATCGTTGAATTCGAACAATTGGAATTTAGAAGCGGTAGCTATTGCTTTTTCCAATACGATAAACAATCTACGCACATTGATACGATCAAATGCACTTGGTCTAGATTGTAATGTCTTATCTCCAAACAATAAAGTACCTTGTCCCGGGAATGTTACCACAGGATTTATACCTTTCTTGTATAGAGTATCTCTATCTGTTTTAGCAGGTGAGTATGCCAATTTAACTACATTTTTAATAACACCTCTATTATATCCAGCAGGAGAGAACCAAGGATCTGCAATATAATCTGTTCTTGCTGCAAGACCAGCAACATCTCCATTTAATGGGACATATCTGTATTTGTCGTTGTAACGATCATACTGATATTTCCATCCAGAATCTAAAACAGCGAATGAAGAGTCTGTTAACGTATTTCTATAAGCAACAATTTTGTCTGCCTGACCTGTAGTATTTACTACGTCTGTATATTGAGGTGATGCAAATACTACGCAATCTCTTCTTGCTTCCGCAATGGCAATAACACTATTTACTACGCTTGCTGTTGTAGTTGGTCCCATTGGAATTAGACTTATATCATACAATTCGTCATTTGAGAATAACGAATACCCTGTAGTTAGATTGCCGGCGGTTATACTATCTCCAGCTACACCTGCAGATAAATTCTGAGTTAAATTTGCAGCCAAAACATCAAAAGCGGTTGTTGAAGCCGTGCCCCAATCATCTCCACTTTCATGGTGATTTAACCACCAGATATATCTAGATTGATTGTTAATTACATTCTTGTAGTAATTAGTTGAACCGTCGGAATTTTTGGCATCCGATGCTTTAGATAAGAAAGAGAATTTTTCTAAAACAGAACCAGCTGTTCCAGAAATAGAACCTGTTCTATCCAATACTATTACGTGCAATTCGTCGCCCGAACCACCCTTCTCTGTTACATATGCAGATGTCGATGGAGCAGCATCGAATTGACTAGCATATTGCCATGCAGTAAAGCCCCCCGAATCTGCAAGAGAAACTCTAATAGAATTGCCTAAAATTCCTGGATATTTTGCTGCCCATTGTCCATATAGTAATCCGCCAGTTGAATAATTAGCATCATAATTATCAAAATTTGAAATTAAAATTGAACCTTGGGATAATACTGCATTTGCAAATACATCTCCAGATGGGACTGTTACTGTAATTTCCGGCGTTGCAGAATATCCTGTTCCTGCATTAGTGATTGTAATTCTATCAACAGCATATCTTAGTTCAGACGTTGCTACTGCTGTAACTGCGGGAGAATCAACGGGGTCGGGTGTAAATGTAATTATAGGTGCGGCAAGATACCCATTACCTCCAGTTATTACAGTAACGCCCACTACCCTTGCTTCCATTCTACCTATAGCGGAGGCATTGGCACCGCCAAACTCACTATTTTTATTTATATTTACAGTAATACCACTACTATAGCCTGTACCAGGATTAACTACATTTGCTCCTGTAATTATACCATGACCTAAAGTAACACTAATATTAGCATTCGCATTTGACCCCTCTGGGCCATTACGTAATACAGATACATTTGGCATAGAAGTATATCCAGAACCAACACTTATTACATTAAAACTTGTAATATTACCATCTGGACCCGTAGCAATTAATTGAATATTTGCACCAGAGCCACCGCCACCTGAAATTACCAACAAACTACTATTACTATAGCCATTACCGCTACTAATAATAGTTGCATTTGACACAGAAAAACTTATTTGTAAATTTCCTGTAGCACCTTCGCCGCCACCGCCAGATATTATAATATTTGAATTTGAATTATAATTATTTCCTCCAGATAATATTGTCAAACTGACAACATTACCGCTTCCTAAAATAGCAATTGCATTTGCCGCATAACCGCCGGCGGATAAATTTGCTGTAGCATTAACAGTAGGAGCTACAGAATATCCTTGTCCTAATACGGACATCGTAATTGCGTTAATTGCGCCAGTATTTGCTAGCAAGGCATTACCTGTAGCTTGCGTACCTCCCTCTACACCTGGGGCAGCTATAGCTACAGAAATTCCTGATAAAGAAGTATAAGTATTTGATGAAGAACTAACAACTATACTGGTAATAGTTCCCGATGGAGTAGAAGTTGCGTTTCTAGCAACACCTTTATCTACAACGCGAACTAAGTTTAAATTGTTTCCATAAGATAAAAAATTTGCTGCAGTAAAGAAATATCCCGCAGTTGAATCATTCGGTTGACCAAAATTAGTTACTAGATTTTTTTCCGAATCTACAGTTGTAACTTCTTCCACTGGACCCCATTGGAATGCTCCTGCAAATGCGCCAGCAGTGGTTGCAACCGAGGGAACTAAAGTAGTTCTATCTTGTTCAGTTACTACAACGCCAGGTGAAAGCTGAAATGCCATCTTCTTCTCCTTGATAATTTTATAGAGCTGTTTTCTATAATTTGATTTCTATTTATTTATAATTATAGTCTTTTAGACATTTTCAAGGAACTTTCTTTGCATTTCTTCAATTTCATCTCTATTCTTAGATCCCACGTTAAACCAGATTGCATCTGTCATAATCTGAGGAGCTTCATGTTCGGGGATGCCCGTATCTATAATACCAAACGGAGTAAGATTTTCCTCAATCTGTTTGAACTGCTCTTCATATAAAGCTTTTCTAAGATTCGAGTCAGTTAAATCTTTAAAGAATGATTCATTGGTGGCCCAGGAAAATAGCACCAAACACATAACCAAATCGTCCTGGTATCCTTCATCTGCTTTATGAGATCCTCGAACTTCAATAAATGTAGATATTTCATTAATAATATCTGGGTCATGTATTAATAATTTTGTGCCCTCAACTAAACTCTTGAAAGACGTACAACCTAATCGTTTTACTTGTTTGGTAGTTCTAACCCCCAGAGTTGCTCCCTGAGAGAATCCTCCAGATAAGAATTGTCCAGATTTACTATTACTTCCTACAAAAAACACGTTCTCATATTCTAAATCCATATACAAAGTATCTGCTACTTGTTGTCCGTTATCGTTAATCTCAACTAAACAATAAGCTTTGTTATAATCTTTGGCTACTTTATATATAATATTTGGGAAAAGAAGAGGGCTTATTTTATTGTTTCTGTATTTTGCAACAACCTTAAAAGGATATGTAGTAATATCCATGACTGCAAATGCAGAGTAATCTCCACCTACACCTCGCGAGGTATCTGCAACTAGCATGTAAACCTTATCTTCTTCGGGTTCATCAAACACATCTAAACCATCTTTACTATATACATACGGTTTAACTGACATTCTACCAATAGTATCTGGATTGATAAGTGTATTAGATGATCCCAGGAATCTACATAAAACTTCTTGATTAAACTTAAGTTCACCTAATAATGCTCTTTGTTCTTGCGCCCATTTTTCTGTTCTACCAGGAATCTCGCTGTAAGGAATAAACATAGGAACAAATCCGTTTAGACCTTGTTCTGCTTCATTCCAGAATTTCCAGAAATGATTGTATCCTAATGGTGTAGAAGTTAAAAGAATCTTTGTAGTTTCACCTGCAGAAACAACAGGATAAACAGATGTGAAAAAATCCTCAGCTACATTGTTTGGAATAATTGCTGCTTCGTCAATGTATAACCAATTTACAGATTTACCTCGAATACCGGAAGAACTTGTTGCTGCAGTAAAAACTCTAGATCCGTTTTCTAATTCTATATCACCTTTGTTAAATGTCTTTACCCCTTGCTGCATCCAAATAGGCAACATTTCATACATCATCTCATATCTGTAAAGTACTTCCCTGGCGGCTGAAGATTTGTTAGCAAGAATAGCAACTGTTTTATTTGATTGGAATAATGTATACCAAAGTATGCAGGCAGCAGAGGTAATTGTTTTTCCTTGTTGTCGTCCTTCCATTAGAATAACCTTACGATTATTCAATATAGTTAATACCTTTTTCTTCTGGCAATCGTATAATTTAAATGGGATTAACCCTTTATCCAAAGAAACAATTTGGCAATATTGTTCTATAAAGTATATAGGCTCTTGAGAACATTTAATTATTTCTTTAACTTGTTCTGCAGAATATGATATAACCGTACCAATCTGTTTTAGATTAGGATTCCCGTTGTAGGATAATTTTTTACTGGTCGATGATGTTGTCATCTTTTTTACCTAACAGCTTCATTAGCTCATTGGTGGAACCGGCAAACACAACATTATTATTTTGTGTTCCTATTTTTATAGGGTCATCCGTTTTTAAATCTTTAACTTGTTTTTGTAACCCCATTAGATCTTTAGATACATCTGATAGAGTTTTCATGAATTGTCCTGCAACTTCATACGTTCTCGGATGTTCAGAACTTTTAGATAATTCAATTAATGTGTCCAAAGTATCTTCCCCCCTCATTAATAATTTTCTCATAGTTTGGCGAGCTAATTGGTAATCTTCTTCTTGATCCATTTCTTTATTATCGTTCAAATTTTCAGCCAAAGATGCCAACGCTGTACTAGCAGGTTCATTGACCGGATCTATATTAAAAATATCATTTAAATTTTGTATGTTTTTCATATTATTTGTCTAAATGAAAATAATCAAATACTGGATAAATTCTATCAGGCTTTAATAATTCTGGGAAAAAATCTTCAGGGGTGAGATGATCTGGAGGACGTTTACCTTCCATTCTGGATTCATTATCCCCCAAATGCTCAACATATTTATCTTTTAAAAATACCGATCTAAATCCTAGCGAATGAAATCGTCTATCTATATTCCATTCATTATGCCATTTTTCTACTCGACCAAGTAATATTAAATCTTCTCTTCTTTTTAAATTAGGACTTCCCACCCACCCTATCCAATAATAATGATTGGCACTAACTCGCCAATTCTTTTTAAAATAAAATGCATTATCGAATAACTGATCTTTATAATAAGTATCGTGGCCCTCGTGTTCAAATGTTCTAAATGAGATATCTATATTTCCTATATTTCTATAAGTCTGTAGTATCTTTTTAGATTCATACATATATCCAGATTTAATAAATTCCCAGTCATCTTCTAAATAAAATATAAACTCAGTATTACAGTAGCTAACCATAAAATCCATCGCCCACCATTGTCCTCTATTATCAGGAAAACAAACTATATCGTAATAGGAGCCGTATATATTTACTAATCTATCATATACTTCAGGATTGCCGCTATCATCTACAATTACTATTTTCGTAACATATTCGCACGTATTTAGAAAAGAATTTAATGTTTTTTCTAAAAGATGCAATCTATCACAACTTAAAACAAATGTTGTAATATCAGAATCAGGTTGTTCTGTAGTGTGAACTCTCAATCGAGACATAATAAAACCTTTAATTAAAAATCTTCAAATGTATCTATATAAGTATAGCTATTTGAAGGAATTGCGTTGGCAGAAGTTGCCGTAGTTAATTTTTGCAGAGGAACTGTTAAATCAGTATCACTAAAAGAGCTAGTTATAACTTTATTAATAATACCTTGTTTATTAATTGGACCATAAAAATTAAGTTTCATTATAAAATTCATTGTCCATATGATAGATCTTCTGGTTGTTAGATCGCCTTCATAATCATCTTCAAACCCAATAGAATTTAAAAGAATTGGGAGGTCATTTTTAATATCTAATTCTGGAATAGCTTTAAGTGTAAGATTATAATCAGGATTAAAATAAGGTATTATTTGTTCTATAATTTGTAATCCGTCATCTTGATTTTTAACATAAATGTATAAAAGAACATTTAGATTATACGGAGTTGGTGCGTATTGAGTACTTGCAGTACTATAAGTATTAATTGTTCTAGATTGTTGTATAGGTGCAATTTTTCTACTAGGATCATAATCTATGGATACCATTTCAAACCCCATACGAGGAACAACAACCTGCAAATTTTGATTATCTACATTCGGTTGTTGTCTTATCCTTGTTAAGAATTTTTGTTTTGGAGAATAAGATAACGGAACTTTTATTGTTTGTATAGTATCCCCGTTTGCGTCTTTTCGTTCAACGGTTATGTTATTAAACATATTACCAAAAGCAACAATTGCTTTTCGTGTAGTTCCCCAGTAAAATCTTTGATCTAACATTATCTAAATGCCTCTCCGAATGGGTTTCTTTCCGAGAAGTCTAATACATTATCGACTTCTGAAGTAAATGTGTCATTGTCTGCGCCTGCAGTATCATTATCAATAAATGGTGATTCATTTAATATAGGAGCAATATCATTAGTTTCTAATAACAATGATTCGCCTGATTCTTGTAATAGTTCATAATCGTCCAAGGTTACACCAAACGATGCAGCAAAATTATCTATTTCTGCAATTCCAGTATTAATCATCTCATTAGAAAACTGCATCAATTCGCAACTCATTCTATATATGAATAACTTACCTACCTGAAAAAACGGTGTTTGACTATCAACTTTTCTTATTTCAAAAAAGGATTGTGTCTTTGGAAAATAAATTATATCTCCTTCAGTTGGTCTAAAATTTAAAACCGAAGTATTCGTATCGCCTATAACATCTTTCCATCTTCTTCTTGATACTACAAAGTTTGCAGTATTTCTAATCTCTAAACCAAACTTAGTAATTAATTCATCGTCTCCAGCAAATCCAGCAACCTCTTCCAAATACATTTCAATCGGAAATGCGTGTTCATATTTGTTTGTAGGATCTTCTGTTAAAATAAGATCCGGATTCGAAACTGATCGAGGCATATAATATACTTCCCACCCATAAATCTTCATGGACTCAATTATTAAATCCTCATATAACGTCTGTTCTGAAGAAACACCAATAGACCTTCCAGACTGAAAGTATGGATTAACAGTAGCCATAATTGTATTGACTTTCTATTGACATGGTGTTATCATCTTCTATGTGTCCCGGTTAATTAAATACTTAATTTTATCCCGTGAACATATCTACAGGCAATTCAAATCTAGATTGCATTTCAGATTCAATCTTATCTATCTCAACTAACGCATCTTGATAGATTATATCCGCATTAATTGTTACACCCCCAGGTAATTGCATACCTGAAAACTTCTTAAGATTCTCACCCCATTGACGTTTTAGCAATGCTGTTGTGTATCTTTTAAGAAACATATCGTTATAAACATCTCGATAAGTATCCGGATCTAATATTCTATAGCACTCGACAATAATGAAAGTTCCTACAGTTACATCGGCTGACCAATCCAAATCCATATAAAGTCTATTCATATGTCTATTAAATCGTACGGGTTTAGTACCTGTAAGTATTTGATTTATCAATTCTAATTCTGTTTTAACCTGTGCATAATAAATTAAATTTGTAGACATTAAACTATATAGGTCATTAACTAGAATTTGATATTGAATACTAAATATATTTGTTCCATCTGATCTATTAGCAAAAGGCACCATTCTACTAACACCTACTACACTATCGGGTACTGGGATATATTGATTAGCCATATCTGTAGATGTAATTTGATGTTTTAGATAAACCATTTCTACAGCATCATAATGATATTCTCTATAAAATTGAAAAGCATCATCTATACGATCTTCAATTTGATCCTCATCTAGATTTATTTCAATAACAGGTGCACCTAATCTTCTAAGGCAATAATCTTTTAATTCTTCTCTTGATGTTACTGTTGCCATTATCGTGTTACTCCAGGATTAATTGTTACTATACCTTCAGTAATTCTATATGATACATTGCCGATATTTGCCTTTATATCATAAACATATCTTCCCACTTTAAGATTTGCTGTAACATCCGCAGATAAAGATATCGAAATATTTCCATATGGTGCATTGACAATATTTGATATAAATGTTATTGCATTTGAACTATAGTATGTTTTTCTTAGTTGTGCTTTTACATTATACCCAGTTAACGGTATAGGATTTTTATTGATATCCAAATATTGTACATTTGAATAAAAATTTACACCTTGATCTATATTTAAATTTTTTACATCTGCCATTTTATTTAAATCTTCCGTAGTATACTCTGTAGGAAATATTTATTGCGACATCGCCAGCAATAGAATCGTACCCCGATCTATCTATATGTTGATTGCATACTATTTTTAAATTTCCTTGTTCTTGTACTATATTAAGAATAGAACTTCCTAGATATTCGCCAGAACTTGGTTGTGTTAATTTTCGTAATAAAATAGAACCTGCTCCGCTTGTAACCAAATTGCTAGTATATGCTTCACCTGCATCTATTTTATAAAATGGCATTATAAAACTATCCTCTTTATTTATGGATAGATTAACATTGGTGAGATTTGCAACTTCATCTACTCTATTAACTATTGCATATCTAGAACTAGCATTCGCGTTTAATACTATAGGTATAGAAGCAGTGCCAGTAATATCATGTATAATGTGAGGCATTCTTTTACTAAGAGTAAACTTAGTTTCCCCTGAAAAGTTTTTAATAGTAAAAACATCATTTTTATTAAATGATATACCCATTATTGTATTCCTAAATATAACACATTACCTGATACATTTACATCGCCATTAATATAATACGCCTGTGTATTAAATTTGTAAGTTAAAATTTTACCATTTGCTGCAATAGTGTTGTCTCTTGGCCATAATATATAAGTATTGCTTGCAGTTATAAAATTATATCTTTCATCATATAATCCTCCATTTAGGGGATTGTAATTACTTGCAGATTCAAAAGTTCTGCCTTGAGAATACCCAGTTGTTATATAATGTATTGTTGCAGAATAAGTATCATATCCGTAAATTTGTTTTAGATCAGAATATTTATTCAAATATGATATTGGATTAAATGTTATTACTCTACCTTCAGCTGCAGAATTACTTGCATAATGTGCTTGACCTAATGTATAGTCTATACCAAACAAGGTAATTAAATCTGGGTAACTTGCAATATATCTTAGAGCATCTTCCTCGGAAATATAAAATACATTAATAGGTAGAACCCCAGATGTTCCTGCCGGTTCGCCTGGAATACTTTGTACATAAGTAGAAGGATCAGCCGCAGATGCAGATGATCTTATTTCTTCCCCACCTGTTAAATTACGTAAGGCAATATTTAATCCCGACGGAGTATATACATATTTACCGTCAACAATAGATGCAGTATATAGTAAATTTTTGCTTATTTCAATTGCATATAGTCCTTGGTCAAACGATGCTTTATACCCATATTTAGATCCGAGTAATTCCCAATTGTATATTGTGTATCTTGTTATTTTTCTTATAACACCGGTAAAAGATATATTTGCAGAATCTATAAAAAAACTAAAAAATCCTGTTCGTATCGGAGGTTTATCCACAAATAATAGATTGACATAATTATCGCTACTCAATGTACCATCCATAGAGTAATTTTCTACAAACGGTCCTGATACTGGAGGTTTAGGGCCTAATGCTTCTCTTGTAGCAATTTTAGAATAATCTGTAATTACTCTACCTGTATCTGTTTCTTGATAAATTCTAAGCTGAGGGGAATATAATACTTTAGTGTAAACTAAATCTTCGATTGCCTGTTGACTTAAATTTTTAAAGATATATGTTTTACTTGAACTAAAAGTATTTCCAAATTCAACAACATCTGAGGAAAGATATAAAAGATTTGCCATGTTAAATTGCCGGTACTTCTGCGCTATTAGAAAATGCTAAAATAGAAAATCTTCTTGTTATTGCAGGTAAATTACTATCTTTGGTATAGTATTTTTCTTTAATATAAAATTTTGTAGAATCCATTAATAAAGAAATGTTTCTATAAGATACACTATCTACTACTTGTATAAAATTTCCAGAATTAATAGATTCTCTAGTATCACTATCTATTAATATTGCAACAGGAGTATATCCTAAATTATGAAATGCAACAGTTGTAATTTTATCTCCAAAATTTTCAGAACCGGTTGCTTGTACAAAACTAAAATTTTGTGTAAAGGTTGTTTGCCAAATAGTATTTAAATACTTAAATCTGGTGTCTAAATATATTCTATCTAAATAATCATACGGGGAAGTTAACGGAAGATTAGAGCCTTCTTCGCCGGTTGGATTATTAAAAATAGATACAATGGCATTACCAGAAACATTGCCCGCCCAAAGAACATTTGTAGACATATATTATAATTCAATTCTAATATATTTACTATTTAAATCTATAATCATTTTCCCATCCAAAGATTGCAAAATGCCTGAAGTTATATTACCTGCATTTGTAGATAATTCTGACAAACTATTTGCTAAAATTTTACTTATGGATATTGTATTTGGGGCTAATTGAGCACTGGTAATAGTACCTAAAATTATTTTACCACCACTAATAGAATTGCTCGCAATTTCTCTATCTGTAATAACTCCTGTTTGTATTTTTGCAGATGTTATAGAATTTGCTAATATTTTCGCAGCAGTTACTGCACCGTCTGCTAATTCTCTAGTATTAATAGTATTACTTACTAGTCTTGAACCTGTTATAGTATTTGCTAAAATTTTAGTATTTGTTACTGCATTTACTGCAAGTTCTGTATTACTTACTTGTCCTGCAGTTAATACTATATTTGTAATTGTATTTGCAGCGCCGGGCGTAAATAAATCCCAACTTGTTTTCGTAGTATTTAAAATATAAGTTTTGTCACTTACAATAATTAAATCGCCGCTGTTATAGTATGTAACATCTGCAGGTAAACTTGCTAAAGTTTTTATTGAAGCAGTTCTTGCATTTGCTGTATATTGATATAATGTATTCCACGTATTTCCATTATGTACATATAAATCTGCCCCTGCTCCAGTTTTTCTGTATAATTCTCCTATATTAGCAGTCGCAGGTAAAGTGCCACTAGAACTAACTCCGCCACTTGTTCCAGAAGAACTTACATAATCGCTCAATAATTCCCAAGCACCACTTATAAAAATATATGCAATACTTCCTACGACAACTGTTCTTCCCGAATAATTACTTGCATCTCCCACTGAGGGTAAAGATGCTAACACATCTAATCCCGAAGGAGCACTTGAAGTAATTAAACTAGATAAAGTTTTCCATGCTCCAGATAAAAATGCATATACTACAGCATTTCCTGTTTCATAAAATAATGTACCTTCGGGCGCAGTTGAGGGTTTTAGAAGACCTATAGAAAATGCTTGATCTCCCCTAAATCTTACCCATCTAAAATCTGAACCAGCGGCTCTTGCTATTGTCGGATTTGATCCTAGTCCTGCTCCATTTCCTACCGGGTAATTAGAATAAGTCCAAATGTCGCCAATATAGAACGCAATTCTTCCTGCATAATTTCCTGTAGTTGGTAATGCTGCTACTACAGGAATACCATTAACGGTAACAGATACATTACTGTTGCCGGTTGATACTACAATATTTGCAGCACTAACTCCCCCAGTAAAAGTATTTAATTGTGCTTGAACATATGATTGTGTAGCAAGAGGGGCAGCTAACCAAGATATAGTTCCATCATTATTTAATTCTAAAGAATCAACCCCATTTAATGAGAATGCGATTATACCAGAATTTTTATGAAACATTCCAGTATCTCTGTCACCCTCCCAAGTATATCCGGGTAATAATTTTCCGTCTTCACCATAAGTAACAACTTGACCATTGTTATATAAGGATGAAATACTTGTGTTTATTTTTTCAAAGGCTGTTCGAAGTAAATCTCCGTCCCCAGTATCAGCGGCGGTTCCTAAATTTACATTTGATGAATTTTTAGATGTTGTCATACTTTTAACTTATGTTAAGGTGATTTTTAATTTTTATGAGCTCTTCTTTTAACATATTTATTTCACCTTTTAAATCTTGTATTGTTTTCATTTGTTTCTTCTTTTGTTTATACTCATTCAAAGCTACCATGTC